TGCTGATTGATGTTTAGTTTAGACAGATAGGGCGAACAGCCTTAAGGTTGACAGGCGTTTCTACATAGATAGAACCGCAAGATTGCATATCACAGCGGTAAACCTCATTGTTAGACCATCGGCCACAAGACCAGTGGCCGGTAAGGATAAGGCCGAAATCACTTGACCATACCGCCGACAGCACGGCATTAATCTCGTTTATCCAGCGGAACATGATCATCAGATGGGCCGGGGTCGGCAGACACCACTCTGATGTGTCCTCAAGACCGTCACGCGACAGTGTGAACGCCTTGTATGCAAGTGCAGCCTCTGCCGCTGGCGCGCCTTGAATACTGCCGCTTGTAGAGTTTTGAAATCCCTCTACGATGAGGAGCGTTTCTTCATATGCCTCGTAGTAGGAATAAAGGTCGCGTTGCGACTGGTAGGAATGGAGATCCGGAACAGACACATTGGTCGCTCCCCATGCTTTGTTGGTGATTGTATCCGGAGCGATGATAAACGATGTGCCGCAAGCTCGGACACGCACACCACGCAACAGGAACAATCCCTGCTCTGTGGCCGACAACGACTGCCATTCCTCAACAGTAAAGAAAAATTTTTTGTTGTCGCTCTTGCGGTTGGCGGCAACGGTTACATCGAGCAGCCCGGCGCCCCACTTGATGAACATGGGGAAGTCGGCGGCTCTCGCCCCCTCGGTAAGATTAAAACCGAGGGAGTTGAGAGCTTCGACCTGGGCCCGCTTGTTTCTACGAAGTAGTGTTACACTCTGTTCTTTAGATGCCATAGCGAGTTTGTTATTGAGTTATTATTTGATGTATTGATTTGTTTTCCTCTGCGATCCGGGCGATATAGGCCGCGTAGGTTTCGCCATTGTAATAGGCGATATGCTCACCTATGTTGGCAAGAGTGATTGTCGGAACCTCGGAATCCCCACTGTAATACTCTCCGTTGATCTGGTCGATAGTGTCAATGAAAGCCTCAACCACAATCGAGATGGTTATGCCTTCAATATCATCTTCGATTTCATCAATCTCGGATTGCTCCAGCAGTCGAGTAAGTTCATACGTTCCAATCACGACGGGACCGGGCCGATTCTCATCACCGGAAGAGTTCATACCCTTTACGCCTTTGGCAATCATGGCCTGCAACTCGGTCGCATCGCCTTTGAGAGCCTGTTCTGCCACACGGACAGAGCGTAGAGCTGAACCGATAGCACTGACGATGTTCTTTAAGATAGTCACGGCCTCAATCTTCGGAGAACTCTCGAGGCGTAATTTCTGAACATTGGCAAGTGCCGAGATACGCAGGCCGTCAGTGTCAGTGGCGCCGGTGTAAGTCAGTTCGGGCAAACCTATGAAACGGAGATCTGTCATCGTTGCCGGCAACTTAACATCATTGATAGGCGATGTGGGTGCCAGCGTAATCAACGACATCTGCGACCCCTCGGCCTCAACGTGTGCCAGTCGCGGACAGCCGGAACAGTCCATCGTGGTTACGGATGTGTTGCGCACATCAATAGTATGCAGGAACGGCAATGAGCCGAGTGTCAATGCCGACACCATCGGATAGGAACTCAAAGGTGTGTTAACGTGTGTGGCAGAGCCTATGCGCAGAATCTCCAGCAGCTTGCAGTTTGCGATGCCGTCGGCACTTGATATGGTCAAATCCGACAGGTCAAGCATGGACATACGCGCTACCTGATAGATGTAGAGCGTGGTGCCATCGACTTTTGAGAAATCGGAGAACTCATAAGACTCCCCGGCCTCAAGGAACACGGCCTCACCAGAAATCTGACCAACGTTCTCATAGCCTACGGCAAAGTAGCCACGGGCGCCGGCAGTGATGCGTATCTTGGCGTTGGCGCGGCAGTTGATACGAGTAATCAACGGATCAGCGAAGAAACCGCCGGTCTGATAGAAACCATCTCGAACGAGCCAGCGAACCTCTATAAAACGTTCTATTCCGGAACGGCCGCTGCCTTGATGTGCGTAAAAGTAGATACGGTTTGCACGAGATGTGAACTTGATGTACTTTCGTTCACAGTCGTAGGTGCAGACTTTCTTGGGCCACACGTTGATGCGCTGCTCCAGGAAGTAGTATTTGGCACCGTCGGGCGAGAATGGAGCAATAGTACGACCATCGGGGAGCGTGGTTTGGGCTGAACGCATTGCGGCCGCTACGGTCATCAGTGAGATGTTGGGATAAACACCTCTGTCATCCGGTCTGCCACTGCGGATAAGGTCTTTCTTGCACTTGGCGATGTTGTTAAACAGAATAGAACCCCAGCCTGCGTATGGGTTGGTGTAACCCGTGGCCTCATCGCTCGGTTTGTCGGGGTCAACTTCCGGATCGCAGGTCTTGCCGCCGTCATTATCCTGACCGTTGCAGGTGTCGCAGTCATATACCTTGTTCAGATACATTCGCATCGGTTCCATGCCGTCAACGCCGGAATAGACACCGTTCTCAATCTTGCAACCGTCTTCAAGGAACCACATGGGCTGCATATTCTTGGCGCGCTGGTCAATCGCAGCCAAGTAGTCCGTGAAGATATGGTATGCCATCACGGACTCCATAGACATATATTTCCACGCCTCGGTCTGCCACCGTGATTTCCACGTTGAGGCAAGTGTGGTCTTGGAATAGTCAACGGAATCCATGAAACGGAGTACATTGAACAGTTCGTATGGCACCTTTCGGCCCATAGCGTAGTCAATTGCCAGTTGGTCATCTTCGACCATGCACTCAAAGAATTGAGTCCATACAGGGTATGATGTATTCGATACCAGACCGCTGTCAACGAGTTTCTTTACCCATGAGGATGTGCCTGTTTCCATCTTCATCATGTCGGCGACAGTCGCAATTCCCATCCACCAGCAAATGCCGGTATAGTTCAGCAACTCAAAACCAGTTACAGGGTTGACAACATCCCCCGTGATTACCCACTTGCCGTTGACCTGCTTCATGCTGCCGGTGGTTTCCACCCATGTGGCGCCGGGTTCAGTACGGCGGAACACACGGAAAGAGCGGCCGCAGTATTCGGAAATCACAATAACATTGTGCTTGGGGCTGTCAAGATCCTCAATGTCGGTTGGATATTCCCATGTGGATTTATCGGCAGTGGCTACATAGTCGGCAAGAGTCTGGCCGGGCGCGCAGAACAGTTCCTTGAAATCGCCATAGTTCAGACAACCTTTGTTGTAGCCGGGAATATCGCAGAATCCAAGGGCCCGCTGTTCTTTCTTGCTCTCCATATAGGAGCCGCGCAGGTGGAAATATACGTTCTGAAGAGTGTCAGATGTAGAGCGGAAGATTGCGCAGGGGAAATTGGCGATCGAGTGGTTCATCTGAATGCCTGTCAGATGAACATCTCCCTTATCCCATGTGCCATCATAGAAACGCTGTGCAGGGGTCATGTACGATGTGCCCAGAGCGCGGAACGTTGCGTTCATCATGTCGCACACACCGCCGTTGTTCGCGCATGAGCTGTCCGAGAAATCAATCTTGTTCATCGCCCTCTGAATCGGCATGGTATTGTCACCGATACGGATGTAGCCAAGAGCAAACAGTTTGAACGTGGTGTCGATGTCTGCGAGATCTGCGGCGCTCAGTCCGGCTCGGAGTTCGGCATCTGTCGCATATTCCGGGTAAAGTGGTGTGATTACAGACTTGCTGTAATCGTCATCCTCGTTCTTGAATGGTCGCTGTGATGAGGTGGTGCCCTGGCGCTTTTTTGTGACTTTTGTAGCCTTATAAGAACGCCACGGTTTATTGGGATTGTAGAAGAACTGTATGCCGTCCTTGAACTTCGGAGATGTGGTCATGCCGTTGTCGTCAGAGCCATTGCCGCAGTCAAATACATGGAACACCCCGTCTGTTGCGACATTAACCATGTACGGAATCTTGCGTGCCCATAATGCAGATGCCGACGGGCGCAGTTCGGTGGTGCCTTCTGCCGTCTGTGAAACAAGAACGTTCTCTCGCTCGTATTCCTCTACCATAGCCTGAGTGTTGTTCTTTTTGACAATGTGGTTGTCAAAAGCCTGTGCCCACTCATAGTAGGAACGATATGCAAGAATGTAGTAGAGATAAAGGTCGCCGTCAGTGCCGTCAAAACTCATGGTGGCCGGACAGAACACGTTGCCCTGCCCCGGGACATAACCGAGGGTGGCCGCCTCTTCTCCGTCAATGTAGAGTTTCATATTGGCATATCGGATGCCGTTACGCTCGACATACACCGATGCTGGCTCAACGACAAAAGCAACAGTGTGTTCTGTGTTGTTTTTCAATGGCCGCTCCTCGACGGCATTGACACCGTTCTTGCAGAAGATTGCGGCTTTGTTACCGCACACATAAAATCCTGCACCGGAATCAGGGTCGTAGCAAGAGATGAGGCGAGCCTCTTTGTCACGAATATTGCGCGTGGCAATATCTATCTGCACAGCAGCCCCGGTCTGTTCGATTGTGGAGAAACCGAAAGGAGAGTAAGGCAAAACAGCCTTTACGTTCTCCGCGATGCGCAGAGAGTTGCGTCCGAGGAACTCCACAAAACCATTAGTTGACCAGTTAGAGCCTTGGACTGTCATAGTGTATCCCTGGTCGCTGATGGTATGGTCGGATTCATCATTTGTTCTGGAGCTGAAATCAAGGTCCAAAGATGCGCCGGTCTTCAATGAGATGTCAAGTGCGCTGCCATCAACAACAATCTCAACACTCGGAGAATGGACTGAACCGAAACGACCGTCAAAGACAAGGGTATCACCCTGGCTGTAACCGCTGATCTGCTTGCGCACGTTAAGCACTTTTTCTGGGTCAATCTTGACTTGGGTTATCTTGGTATTGCCGACATACATATCAACGAGCGCAGAGGATTCTACGCCGTCAACTTTACGGTAGGCGGCAACATCGAGGCTCACGGTGTCGAACAGTCGGATTTTACCATTGTTGGAATCATCATAGCGCAAAGCGATAAGCATTTCATCGCTGGAGGGATCGACGCACATGATGGTTGAGTAAACGATGTTGCCTTTAACGCCGGAATCGACGCTCTCGCCCTGCATACGGAGTTTGTAGGCACCATGAGTAAGTCCAAGTTGCGAGGCATTGAACATCACCGGGCGAGAGAACGCATTGGTAACAACATCGCTGTGAATGTTCTGCCACTCTCCGTTTATGAGAATATCCACATTGCATCGGATACCACCCTCGGACTGGTTATTGTAAAACGCATACATCTCAACGTATGTCTGCGTGTCAGTAGGCGCGATAGTCTGAGAAAGTCGCTGTGTGCAGGTCAGCGTCAAGTCTTCGGCTATGACAGTGATGTTCTTTCGACCTGTGCGACCGGTGTCATCGGTGGCAACGAGTGTGAATGTCTTTTGTCCGGCGACAGTGAAGAACTTGGTGAAATCAAGGTCAAAGGTAAAACTTGTCATTGATGGCGAGGATGCCTTGTTGACATTGGCCGACCATACGACAGCCTTTGTGTCTTTATCTATGAGTTCCAGACGCTCAATAGAGTTGTCGGTCTCCACACTGCCGACAGTGGTTACAGAACGAATAGCGGCCTTTGTGGTAAGAGAAGCGCCGAGAGCCGCGTACAGAGGAGCTTTCTGGAACGCTATTGACACGATTGTGCCGGAAGAATCGCCGCCACCGCCTTGTGAAGCAAGAAATTCTATCGGGTCCAGAATATCCTCTCCGGCTCCGTTCACGAGTTGTATGGACACGGTGCCATCTTCTTGTGTCACTCGGTGCCCGGCAGGGATAAGGTCGCAGGCGCCGCCGGTAGAGAACGCATCTTTACCGTCTTTTACGGGCTTGTCGGAGGTCTTGACCTCACTGCCTTTGGCCGAGCCGAAAGGCTCCCATGCCCCCGGCACATTGAAACTTGCTACTGACTGAACGAGTTGCTTGGATTCCCATTTGCCGTCACCTATCTTGTACGTGATGACCATGCCTGACTTTCGGTAGGTGATGCCTGTCTCGGTTTCCTTATCAGCTATGGCCTTGATAGCACTTTCAAGGGTATATGCGCCGTATTGGAGCGCACCTTCGCCGCAAAGGTCGTTCACGTTGAGAACAGGCTCGGTGCCGGCTGAAGTGCCGGCCATATCAATCCAATTACTTTCATTGCAGAAATCTTCGACGCTAAGGGTGGAGCCTATGTACTGGTACTGTTTCCATGTTGTCGCTGTGGCGGCAAAGGTTATCTGAAGACCGAGTTTCGCACGGTCTTTGGAGAACACGGCGGCAATAGCGGTGCCGAGGTCGTAATATGGATTGGTGGTATTCGATTTGGGTATCTCGACTGTCACGTTGAGGCAGTTGCCGTCAGCAGAACCGGAAGAACCGAACGGCTCCCATTGGGTTTCATCTTCCCAATCGGCATCCTCATCAAAAGCAGTCTTAGTCCACTGATAAGTTTCCCATTTTTCAACGAGATTGCCGCTGGCATCCTCTTTCTCTACCCATAGCCGCACAACGGCGCCGTACTGACGCAATTCATCCGGCACAACTGACAGAGCGGCCTTCAGCGAGTCGTAGGGATTGGTATTGTCAACAATGGCGTTGAGGTCAATAAATTTAACCTCACCCATCTCTTTTTCTTCTACATGGCCGTTGAGCTTATTGAAATCATTTTTTAGTTCATCGTGTTCTCCGGCAAGATCCTCAAGGTCATTCTGAAGCTGTGCGCCCTCATCGCCGGGAAATGCGGTGCTGGCTGTGTGGCCGAGAGCGAGATCGGAACCGATGGTCACAAGTTCAGACCCACTCCAGCGGAACGTTTTGTTATCAGAGGTGCAGATATATACCTTTCCTGATTCCGGGATACGGCCATTAGCAGAAGCCTCTCCGAAGGAATCAGCATCAGCCCAATTACCGTAATAGGTAAATATCGTTGGATTAAGTATCAGTTTATCATCTCCAAGCTGCCAATAGTCCGATACTTTGATGGTTTCAGCCACATCTCCAATTTCTGCGGCAGGGAACGGTGTGCTGAGGACTTTTATGGGGCGTTTGACTGTTTCCCACTCGGATTTGTCGGCAACGAGTTTTTTAGAAACCGCGAGCAGGAATGTATTTCGGTCGGAATCATAGACAACCATACATCCAGCATCAGTTGATTTATTGGCGGCAGATGCAAGTTGTATTGTAACGCTACTTACCATAGCGTTAAACTCTACTACATCATCCACAAATCCGGGGAGGTTGGCAGCCGGAACTTTGGCATTGGCGTCAAGAGACGCTATCCCATTGGGCGCTCCTATCTTGTTCGAGAGGTCTGTGATACTTGCCTGTGCGTTCTCTGCTTTAGATTTGGCATTGTTGGCTGTGTCTCTCGCTGTATGGGCCGTGTCATAGGCACTTTGTAGTTTTACTTTGTCGGCGGCAGTCATCAGCCCGGCTTTGCTTGTCGTGGCGACAGGCACGTTGGCAGTGATAGTCTTGCCGTTCGACGCAATGGTTAGCGTGGCTGCACTCTCGGTGGTTGTTAGGCTAACCGATTTCAGCTCACACTTTGTTATGAGGTTCCTGAGAGAGTCCTGTTCCGTTGAAGACAATGACGATATCAGATCCCTCAGCACCGCATAGGTCACTCTCTTGCCGCCGTCTATTTCAAAACTATCAGTGTCGCTCAATATCGTTACCGGCGTGAGCTGTCCGATAGTCCTGGAATTGGTACGGATGGCCGAGAGAACCGCACTGACGATGCTTTGCATTTCGTCTTGGGTGATTGCCATACTGGTTATTTTATTAAACGGTTAATATTTGTTGTTGCTAATCGGTAATCGGTATTGTCTATCCGGCGCATAAGTGCCTGATGTCGCAATGTGAGAGTCGGGTCAAGATTGACTACTTTCTGGAGATTCTGTGTGAACACAAACGAGTTGATTCCTTCGAGCAACACAGTTGTTTCGGGCACGGAGTTGTCTTTCCTCGCATATCTCTCGCCGTCAAAATAGACATAGGAGCAACAGAGTATCCGATTCAGTAGCTCGGCGAACCAAACAGGGCAACCCTCGCTGTTTCCAAGAGTGAATTTCTTTTGTGTGGAATCAAGACCATACAGTTGCACGATGTCGGATTCATCTGTAATAAATTGCTCGCCCTCAACTGCAAATGACCAGTTGCTGTCTTTGAACCCTCCAGGAACGCGGAAATCAAAGAAACGTTGCATACCGTCAATGAAGAACACGACATCTTTTCTATGCCGGTTGTTGTTCATTGAGTATTGAATAAGGGTCGTATTGTTCAGTATTACAGGATCATCGGTTATGCGGAATATGTTACTTGTTCCGAACCCACTTATCTCTATTGAGTAGTATCCGGGGGAAAGACTGACCTCTGCAAATAATAGTCGGGTCGCGTCGTTAATATCCCATACATTGCCTTGAATTTGATATAGCAGTAGGTGATCAGGCTCAGTAAACACTTTTGCGACAACAGTCTCATCAATTCTGCCAACCAATTCTATCAAAATTTGGTCGGTTGGAGCAAATGTCTGAATATAGCGACTGTCTATCCCATCATGTTTGTGATGAGAAAATAATAACGGTGTGAATGGACTCAATATCATAACTCTATATCCTTTACTATGAGTTTATATTTCACTGCCTCATTCTTTGCATACTTAAAGACAGCATCCTCAATAAATCCACGATATACAATACCATTACTCTCGATTTCCACAAGGTCGTTATCAGAAGATGGTTCATCAACCTCATTTGTTGTAAAAGAGATACGACCGCATGTCATTAGTGGCGAATTTATCTCTATATCATCCGACATCGCTTGACCATCTATGATGATGCTACTATTGCCAACACTTGAAGCAAATTCAAGATGTAGTATTTTAGCTTGCATCCCGATATAGCCTGCATTCGCGAGAACACAAGCCATAGGGGAAAAGGCGCCGTTAAACACCATCTCCGAAATAGCGTTTTGTATTGAGATAGACCGATCAGGTACGAGCTTGTTATTTTCATATTTAGCAAGTACGAAGAACACATCTTTATCGCTCGTCGAGTCGGTAGTATCTTGCCCTCTCTTTTGGACAGCAAACTCAATTCCATAGCAATCGGCGCGGTACTTACTTAGTAAGCTCAAATTCTTTTCCTTTACGGTGTGTCCTGTTGAATAGGTATTATTAAAGTTGAATTCATCTCGACCGTTAAAGCCTTCATAATCCTGCTTTTCATAGCCAATAGTAACGGATGAGTATATGGTAGCTGTTTCGATTGTATATGATGTTTCACGTATATTAGGAATTTTCCGTACATTGGCATCACTGCGAAACAATTCTGACCTGTGTACAAAATGCAAAGATTGCGTATCACAGACGCCATTATTGACATCTCCCACAAATTCGTGCAAGTTGTAATCGGAATCAAAATAGTACCCATCACCATTGGAATCATAGAATAGTGTGTCAATATATGCTTTACCGGTATTGGGGTCATTGTAGTTTTCACTTCCATTCCATTTTGTATAGAAATTGAGCGTTTTATCTGCATTATAGTCATCGCCTAACACAGCAAAGTAAGGGGTTCCTTTAATTAGAACCACTTGATTACCGTGTCCACCAGGACACATTGTATGTAAAAGATGATCTGAAGATGATATGGGCCATTCCAAAGAATATTCCTGAATCCGTTTGAACTGCGCTTTAATGCGTGGTCCAAGGTAGTAAGTATAACCGAAGACGGTCTGCATCCAATCAACAAACTCTGTGAAAGAGGAATAGATTTTTGCACCAGCAATAGCACGAACGCTTTCAGCTGCCAATAGGTAGGTTTTAGCAAATCTGTTATCATAGTTGCTGAAATCAACATTGACAACAAGTTTACCCATACTAATACGTTCAAGTATTTTTTCACAAAGGACCTGGGGCTTTATGACATCAATAGTTTCGTTTTTGCCAATACCACCCCAACTAACTTTTATGTCTTGTTTGAGTATCTTTATATGCAGATCTCCGTTGTAGTTCCAATTTGCAGGCGTGCTTGTAAATCCAATCCAAACTTTATCACCATTTTTTAATTCAAGGTTATAATTTCGATAATCCAATTTCATTTGGAATTCATCAAAAGACAGATGTGTATCACGCCATTTAACCTCGCTATCTGTTCCGTCAAAAGCCTCGTGCATCTGCCATACTGTATTTGTTGATTTTACAATAACAGTTACACCATAATTGAATCCAGTAAACTGACCCGTAGATACAGAAGACAAATCGGCCGGGGTATTTACAGTCCCGAAATGGACATTAGGGTTTACACCCAATATTCCAACTTCTGTATCGGTTCCATCAGCACTGGTCTTGTATAAACGGAAAGAAACCGATGTCATATCAGTGTAATTGGTTAACCTATCAATTGCAAATCCCGCTTCAATTTGTACTGACACATCTGATAGAGCCTCCAAAATGTAACTACTACCATCCTCGGTTTGGTCTTGGTATTTAATGGTGCCATTCACAAGGACATTCTCAGTGGTCATGTACACTGGAACTCTGTGAATATTCCATGCAGGCTTTGTAATTATCATTGAGGCATCATCATCATTCCCTTCTCCAATAATTTGATACCCGAGACTTTCAACCATCGGGATACGGTCATACTCCATTTGTCCTGATATAGGAATCTCATCACCTACCGCAAACTCATATTTAGTCGCTTTATTTGCTTTTATGTATGCACCCAGACTATTATCTATGCAGTTTACTTTTAGGGTATAGTCATTCCATACGAGAGATGAGAAGTCAATCGGTGCGACGAACCTTTCTTCCCATTCCCATCGGTCTGTTATGGTATAAAGATACAATATAGCGGAAGCGTTGAACCCGTCTCTCAAATACAATGCCATTAGCATATCGTACACCTCTCCAACGAACTCAAATTGAGATGTGAAAGAACGAGTGACGCCACTATAATCAGCGCGCTTATATGCACATTTTACCTCATCCCAATTCTTTATACAGCGTTGGGGTATCTCTTGCTTGTTGCCGTCTATTTCGATGAAATATTTTGTGAGCATGGTATGGCCTTTTTCGCAAAAGTAGCCCAATACCTTACACGTTCAACCAAATGGCTGAAAAACCGATTTTTCAAAAGGGCGCATAATGCGGCCTAACTATTTGAGTCATCGCATCATGCGTCTAATGTCACTTCAAAACTGAAATATCACGGGAGCATTTTCAAGGGGCAAATAACGACATCTCCGGCGATATAGTCACGCTGACCTATGGCATCGTGCAAATGTGCTATCGCCGAGGCTATCTGATTGCACCCTTTGGTGAATTTCCCCTCTTCATTGACAACCATAATCTGCTCATCATTGAGCCTCACAATCTCAATGTAGCCATCTACATATTTCTGCACCTCCGCAAGTTTAAACTCCTTGCCGTTCTCTGGTTTAATTTGGCTTACCCCACACTTTTCAGTGATGAGGTAAGCGTTGGTGGGTAGCATTTCCATCAGATTGCGCAGATGAGGTTCTCGACTTTGAAACAGCGGAAGGAGTTTTTCTCGGTGTCGAAGTAGGCCATAGTCTTGTATGAGGGCTTAGTCATCTTCTTGCCGCCAAGAGTGGCACCGGCAGGCACATTTTTTAGAGTGCCAATAGCCTTGCGTATAGAGCCGTCGGCTTTGGTGTAGTAGAATGTTACCACGCCAGCGCGCATGGCTTTTGCAAGCCGATAGAGCTGCCATGCCTTAATCATACAGAGGCGCCATGCCTGATGTGTGGCTTTCCAGAGTTGCCATGCGTACTTCATCACTCTTACGCGGAAATTGATTTTCTTTTCCATGATTTTTGGTGGTTAATGGTTTGACTTGTAGTTTTTTATTATGTAGTAAAGTTAGCCATTATTTACGATAGACACAAACAGAATGGCCACCATTTTACATCTGATTTTCACCATTTTACCACCTTAACATTTACTGACATTTTAGCCATCGAGAGCGTCACGGAGCATCTTTCGCCCGTTGCTGATCCGGCTCATTACCGTGCCTTTTGGTATGCAGAGCATCCTGGCTATCTCATCGTAGTTATAGCCCTTGGCATAGAGGATAACACACTCAATGGACACTGACTTTCTCGCACATTCCCGTACCGTGGAAAGTATATGAGAAATCTCCAAATCATGATCGGCCATGTATGGGGAGGCGTAGGAGTAATCATCATCCATACCCGTAAATGGCACACACTTTCGCCGGTTATATTGGGTTATGAATGTATTACGCATGACGGTGAGGGCCCACGGCCTAAAATCTTTGCGCGAGTCAAACCTATCTCGGCTCCTTAATATCTTCTCTATGGTCTCGCTGGCAAGGTCTTCGGCATCAAACTCATTCGGACAAAACAACAGTGCTTTTTTACGGAGCCAGGTAATATTGTCAACTACAAGGTGTTCTATATTCATGTTCCATTTATTTGAATTGGAACACCCTGCGTAAAATACGGGCGTCACGCTCTGCCTCTGTCCTCATGCGCCGGGAGGCGTTGTGCATACGCTCTATGGCATCATCCACTGAACGGTGGCGTGTGTTGACGCTCTTGCGGATAATTGCTAACTCGGAGAGGATAACATCGCATTTCCTCTCTATTCGGGCAAGTCTGGACTGCTTGCGGTTCTTGGTGTTTCTTCGATTGCTCATAACTCTTGCGGTTTTGCAAGGAGTTACCAACAAGTCGAAGATTTATTCAGTCGGACAATAAAAAAAGGCCGTGAACATGATCACGACCTTAAACTGTGGAAGTCTGCTGTCAAACAAGAACTAACACAGAGCCATTATTTGGGAGCCGATAACATGAAGCCCGGCAATTATTCTCGCACGCTGCATAGGACGAGGTTGCTTGATACCGTTAGCATAGTGGGACAGTTGCTTTTGGTTTATGCCTGATGCCCGGCTTATAGCCGCCATTGTGGTATACGTTTCGGCATCCCGTAACAACGCCGCTGTATCAAGATTGTACTCTAACTCATAATCTCCATTAACGAGATAATCGGGCAATACATCGCCATCGGCCACGCATCCCTCTATATGCCATTTAAGAGATTCCGCAAAATCCTCTTTAAGTTTTGCAAGCGTCTTCGCGGTGGCAACCACTGTACCTGCATCATCATCATTCCAGGCACAGCAGAAGTTCTTGCCGGTCCAGCTCACATCTATTGTCAATTTGTGGTTTGCCATAACTGATTTTTTGATTATTGTTTGCTTTTGTGGAACAGGGAGGAGGGCTTAACGCCATCCTGCCTGTTTCCATATACTGTTGAGTAGAAATTGATCGAGCGTTTCACTTGGTTTTCCTCTTACTGTTACTTTTCCTTTTTTTGTCGGATGTTTGAATTGTCGGTGGTCGCCTTTGGTTGTCATCAGTTCCCAACCGTCTTCTTCAAGCATCTTGATTACTTCCTTTACTTTGTATCTGTTCATATCGTTCTTGTTTGACGATACAAAGGTAGTAATATTTCTACTCTTAAACAAATTTAATCACAAAATAGTTGCTTTCCCACATTACTTTTTCTTTAACGCGGCCATTTGTGCCTTGATTTCCCGATTGTGGCGGCCAACGAGATTGGCATATAGTGTCGCTTTGATTGTGGCCGGGTCAATCTGGAACTTAAAATGAGCCATGATAGCCGCTGTCTGGGCATCGAACTGCGCTCGGATTTTCTCACGTTCTGCAATCAGCTTCTCGTTCTCGGTCTCCATGTCATCAAGTTCACGTTGTGCCTGGGCGAGTCTGGCCTGAATTGTTCCATCTACTCGGCCATCGGGCCATCCGGATGCCGACAGGCCGTAAGCAACAAGCACCTCACGCGCTCTGCCGTATTGTTTGAGTGTCGTAAGATTGTTGCACATGGTGAAGATGATAACATTCATTTTTGCTTTTATCCAATCTTCCACGTGCTTCAAATAAGAGTTCGTGCCGCCGGGATCTGAAATAGACCGGTATTCCAACACAATGTTACGAGTTGCAACGGCGAGTTTATCCGGGTTCCCTATCTCATGCTTACCGAGAAGTACGCTTGTCTCTCCACACACAAGATCTACGAATTGGGAGAGGGTCAGTTGTTCAAGTTTTTCTATCATATACGGTCTGCGATATATCGGTTTAATGATGTGTCGATTGAGTTTTGATATTGGCGGTTGGAGTGCTTGCGCATAACGAAGATGAACGTATCCATCTTCTCCTCCAACCGCTTGTAATCATTGTTTACAATGACGGGGGTTCCACTGTCTCCGGCCAGAGGCAAAGACATCAGACCTGGAGTGTTGTCATCTATGCCGTCAATTGAGGGTTTGACAACGGCGCCGGCCGGCATATCGACAAGTGTAGGAGTGTCGGGCGTGATCCATGATTTGCCGCCGAAGATTACCAACTCCGGAACGCCGCCATCACCAACAATAGCCGGACCGCCTTTGTGTCGGTCGGTTCCCTTGGCATATTTTGGAATGGGAGTGGCGAGAATTGTTGCTACTTGGACGGCACCCATAGCACCGGCAACGGCAGCCATAGCGATGTTGACAGGCCACGGCGCGGACTTCATCATGTTCATTATAGCGAGAGCCGTAGAGATGCCTGCCTGCGCAATGCTGTTGGCTTTATCCCATACGGCCTGCTTATGTTTGAGTTGCTGTTTTTTCTTTTCCAGCTCTTCATTCTTTTTGGCTGTCTGGGCCTCTGCCGCTCTCTTACGCGCCTCTCCTTCTTCTTCAGTGATAACTTTTTTCTCAACGAGTTCTGTGATGCGTTCCTGCTCGGCTTCTCCGGCGGCAGTGTTTGCCTCCTGCTCCTCTTCAACTTTGGCAATCTTGGCATCATATACAGTTGACACAAGTTCGTTGATGGTGTTGAGGGAATCGGCGGCAACTTGTAACCATTGTTGAGCATTGGCCGTGCGTTTCTCGCTGGCCTTATTATCAGCCTCGGTAATTCGGGTAATCTCGGCAATCGAGGCATCGGCCATTGCGGTTTCTAAATCGCTTTTGGCTTTGGCAAGAGCCTGCTCATATTTGAGTCGATCTTCAGCAGAGAGTTGCTCATTTTTGAGAATCTCTTCGAGCATAGCGATAGATGCCCGGGCTGTTTGCTCTGCATATCGTTCGGCTAAAATCGCCTGATCCTGTTCAAACTTGGCTCTTAGGGCCTCTTGCTGGGCTACGTTACCTTTCGCGGCCGCAAGTTCCCGGGCATAGCGAAGTTTGAGTGCATTGACTGCCGAGATATAGGCATTGTCTTGATTGCTCTGTTCTTGAGCATATCGTTTCTCAATCAGTTCGGCAATCTTTTTAGCGTGTTCTTCCTCTGCATCCTCGCGAAGTTTCTGATATTTCCGTTCAAGATTGAGCCGCATTTCTTCTGCCTGTTCAACAGTGAGGGTCTGGTCTGTCTCCGCCTTGCGAATAGCCAGAAGCTCGGCGGCATATTGATTATCCAACGATTTGAGAGTCCAGTCATATTCTTCCTGGCTCCCCTCCTTTACATACGAAAGATGAGAGGATATAAGATCAGCCTCGGTTTTGAGCCTACGTTCTGCAAAGGAAAATTCTATCTCCTGAAGTTTGCGATTGTGTTCAGCAGTCAAACCCTCTATCTGTTGATTAAGAGCAGTGCGCAATTTGACCTCTGTCGATTTGGTCTTTGAAAGTCTTTCCTGCAATTCTTTCAGCTTACGGTCGTAAGAAAGGTTTTCTGTCTGACGCTGGCGCTCCAGACTATCGGTTATGATTTTGAGCAGTGCATCTTCTCCTGCCTGCACCTCTTTTTTCAGATTATCGGCAGCTTTCTTTGCGGCATCGACACGCTTTTTATCTACCTTCGGCTCATCTTTCTTTATTTCTGTGGTGACATAACCGGGAGAGTTAGTGGATGGATCGGGGGCATGTTCTACAAGTTCGGTATGAGGTGCCGTTTTTAAGTCATACCATGTACCAAGTTTACTTTTTTCTTCATTCCACTTGGCCGTTATAGCGTCAACCCTGCGACCATATTCTTCCAAAGACAAACCGAGATTCTGCAAATCATCAATCTGTCTTTGATAGTAGGTATCGCAAGTATCAAGCAGCGCCCTATACGCCTTGTCAATCTGATAAACAGCATATTCGTGTTCGCCCATTGAGTTACGGATGGCGGCATCCTCGACCTCGGCGATTTTGGAGAGAACGTTATTATGAGCATCTTCAAGAGCCGCATAGTAGTCTTGGGTGGCCTGCAATTTGGCGTCAAGAGCCTCCTTGTATTCATCCTCATCATCATCGTATGCAGCTCGTGCGGCGGCAAAAGCCTTCTCTGCCTGGTCCATTTCAGCCTTACGGCATTCTATGGCAAGGTTGCTCAATTCCTGTTCCTGAACGCCACGGGCTTTTGCCTGATCTTCAAGTTTATCATTGCTCTTTTTTAAATCTTCAAGAGACTTTTTCTCTTCCTCATACTTCTTTTTTCGAGCCTCGCTGTCACCTCCGAAGATATTGAAAACCTTTATAAGCCCATACACAGCCGCAATACAGGCCATTATTGCGAGAACAAGAAGCCCGATAGGATTTGCATAGCAAGCCTTGTTGAACAGCCATTGCGCGGCTGTGAGCAGTTTTGTGGTAATAACGCCCTTGCCCTCGGCGGCAGTCTTGAGTTTAATCGCAATGGCTCCTGCCTTGGTTTGGAGATTGGCCACGCCCTGCATCACAGCAGACTGTTTTTGCAAAGCGTTTTGAATCTTTGTCATCGCATTGCTGGCAGCGATGGCGGCTTGCAGTTTGGTTTGAATCTCGGCTAATTCCCCCTCACTGATACCTAACATCTCGGCGGCGCCGGCGGCGAGGCCGAAACCATCTATGGCAAGCTGAATCGTTCCGCTAAGTTGATCGAACCCACGAGTATCAGACGCGGCATTAGTTATGGCGGCGTTGGTATCCGCAATGGCATCTTTTAGCACACCGGCCTTTTCAGTAAGATCGCGGATATGTTCTGCGAGTTCTTGACCCTCGGCCGAGTTCTTTTCTTCCTCGGATAGATTCTGATACTCTATGGTAAGATTGGCAATTTCCAGCACCAACTCTTTAAGGTCACGCTTGACGCTTGATGTTGTGCCTGAAGTTTCCCCAAGAGACCGTCTGGCCTCTTCTACTGCGGCAGTCTGTTCCTCAAGAGTTTTCTTGGTTTCTTTTGCGGCGACAGATACCTCATTTATGCTTGCAGCCAATTTCTTACCCTCTGCACTCGCTTTATCGGCCTCGGACATTTTTCCGTATGCGGATTGAAGAGCAGCGAGTGTGCCTACAAGTTCATCATATTTCTTCTTGAGGTCATTATTCGCCACGGCATAATTACCGACATTACGCTGAAATTCGCCCATGTCAGCGGCCATATCTTTGAGGTGGGCGTCAAGATTCTGAATAGACTCTTCCAACTCTTTGCCAAAATCGGAATTCCGACCCTCATCGCTCAAATCCTTATAAGCCTTTTTCAGCAGTTCCAACTGTTGCGACATATGCGCGTAACTGCCTTCCTGGGATTGCGCCGCCTTTTCCTCGGCCGTCATCAGTTGCGTGAGAGTACGTTTCTCTTGTGTTAGGGCACGATGCTGTGCAATCAGTTCAGCTTGCTTTGTCTGATACTGTCCCATAGACATACGGCCCATAGACAGGGCTTTCTCATTATCTTTTTGAGCCTTTTTATTCGCTTCAAGCTGGCTGTTTAACTGCACGAGCCGGCTAATCTGCCCCTCATAGGTATCATGATACTGATCGAGTAACTTTTTTACACGCTCATATTCGGTGTAAGCGTCCCGCTGGGTCTTATTGACGCGCTCCTGTTCCATCAACTGCCGGGAGATGGTATTGGTGGTATTGGCTATGACCTTGCCCTGCTCCTCAATAACCTGCGTGAGCTGCTGTTGCACGTTGGCAGCATCCTTGCCTTTATCGACAAGGACTTTCTCCAGCCGGTCTATGTCTCCCACGACGCTGACACTTATTTCAAGACCTTTGGCGAGATCTTTTGCCACCTTGGTGTATGTGTCAAGAACCTTTGACAACTCGGCGTCAAGTTGTTTTATTTTCTCAATCTCATTCGGGTCAACGAGGTCTGTAATTTTTATTGCCATCGTTAATATGGTGAAATGTATTCTACAATCGGTTTATCAATTTCGGTATCTGTTGTAAAGCCGTATGTGCCATCTTCATTTTGATAAAGAGCGACAGTTTGTTCATGGAGTTTGGCCGTAGCCTTTGCCAATCGCCACATACGGTTGTACTCACTTGCAAGTTTTTTATGTTCGCACGCACAACTCATCGGTATCCGCAATCATTAAAGAATTTCTCTATTGCCGGCCACATATACTCTCGGTTGAAATACACCACGGCAGAATCTCCAATATCAAGCAATGACTCACCATACTTTGCCACGATATCCGGGCCGTCGCCGTTGCCGGGGTCAACATAAAGCATATCTCCCCGGCGAGTGGCCGTGATCTCCGAGAAGAATTTACCGTTAATAAAGAGGTTCGGCACGTTATCCGGGCGCGGCGGCAAACCCAACAAGGAACTGCCTACTGGCGGTGTGATAGTATATTTCCACGCCTTGTATTCCTGGGCGCGGTGGTACCACGGCCCCTCCTCCTCAAAGTATGGATCGGAATCGTATGTCGGCGACAGGTGTTCACCCTCGCCATTCTGACCGCTGTATATCTGCTCTTGAATGGCAAGCACTATATTGCCGGAGTGGTATTCAAGACATTGCATAGCATTGTCCTCAAACCCCTCGGCAATCTTGTGGATTATGTCACGGACTCCTTGTATATCCATACCGATAGATTAAGGGGCGGAGATTTTCACCACCGCCCCGGATTATCACTTCTTTGCTTTGTTGACCCCCGTGATGAGGTCATGGACTGTACCGAGCATCTTGCGCCGGGTTGATTCCTTCCGGTCCTGCCAAAAGACATTCAAGTGTTGGGCGATGAACTCATCTCTTGTCAATCTTTTGGCAGGTTCCTTGAGGAATGTCACGTTCTCATACTTCAACATGGCGGTTACACTTCTTCGATGCCTTCAATTCCGGCCTCAAGAAGCGTCTTGGGCGCTTTGAGTTTGGGCGCGGCTGATGAACTGCCGGAAACCGTAAGAGTGAGAGTTTTCTTGTCGGCATCGTAGGTAGCTGCGGTGGCGCCGGAGATAGCGGTGGCACTGTCGGCGATGAGCGGGCCAAAAGTCGGGGTCAAGTCGAAACCGCCGATTTTCTCGATCAATTTGAAGTCGTTGCCGGTGTCGGACACCTTTACGAGTTTTACAGCGGTCAGGCCCAGGGTAGCACGCTGGGGATTGAAACTGAGCTTGGCATAGTCGGCGTGCTCGATAGCGGCGCGGGCGTCTTCGTGACAGAACTTGACTGTCATCGTTGACTTGGCCGAACTGGTAGAGTAAGGCGTGGCGTTTGAGTGAATCGTTGACATGGGGAACGGTGCCAGAACATCGGTGCCGTCGTCAAGACCATAGATGTAGTTCTTCTCATCGTAGAAATAGGCGCCCCATGCCTTGCCGGAGGACTTGGTGAGCGATGAGTGCAGTTCGGGATAGTTCTTATCGAGTGTGAACGTGTCGGCGCGGTCGCTATAACCGGTCACACGTAAGCCGCCGTAGCCGACGGCGCCTGTCTGGGCCTCGCCACCTTCGGGGGCATACTCACAGAAACCGCCGATGCCGTAAATACGCTCGTTCTCATCCGCATGGGCGAGTTCAGTTAGCTTTTCAAGTGTCAATTGGGCCGGGAGTTTAGTACCGTAAGGTACAATGATTGCGCCTTTCATTCGGGCGAAATCGACAGGGCATTTGGATAGTCCTGTGTTGAGGTGTGAATCATCACACGATCTAAGTGGTCTCATTTTATCTGCAAGTTTGATTAGTTACTGTTAATTCAAGATTCGTTATGTTTATGGCGTCAATGGGCTCACTGACGGCATCCCCGGTGCCATCGTGAGCGCCATATCGACCATAAGAATAGTTTTCAGAGTAGTTGTGCCTAACAACTCCATTATATCCGAAATCCAATCTGCCGTCTTCCTTCAGTGCCTCCAGCAGTCGTTTGTATATCGGCCGCAAGATGTTCTGGAAAGACAATTCACGACGTTCTAGATTGCTCCACTCCTTTGATGAGGAACAGGCGATGAGAACATTAACCGTAGCCTTGCTGAAATAGTCCGGGGAATCGCGTTTCTCCTGAAACGGGCAGAACAAGGCGATAAGCGGAAATTTCTTTTCATTTCCAGCAGGCGTCTTGCTCAATTCATCAAGATTATCCTTAACGTACCGGGAGTTGCCGAATGTGTAGTTAATCTCCGGGCATGAGATTTTCTCACTTTCGCCACTGCGGTAATGGGTTATGATGATTTTGCAATCCTCGGCGGTAGCCTTTACCACATCACGGAATATCTCTATTATTTCACGGCTACGGTTCATAAATTGAGGACATTTATTTTGGTTAGCAGGTTGGAATCTGTAACAATGCCTTTAACGTGGCAGTCAGAAGACTTGCTCCACGCAGAAAAGTCTGCAATCATATCCACCATGTCGTTCCATGTCGATACCTGCCTGCGTATGGGCGCAACATAATCATTGGCACATTTGAGCAGTACAAGCCCGGTCATGGTGACCTGACTGTTGCTGTCTCGCAGAATCTTATAGAACACATAGTTTGCGAAAGGCTCACGGAGTTGTTCTATTACCATGTCGAGGTCAACATCATTCTCTTTATCCTCAAATTTGTCGTGGAGTTTTAGATATGAGTTGACAGCACTGGCAATAGGTGCTCCGAGAGCCTCTTTCAAAAACGGCCATTGGAACATCTTTATGTACGCCTCAATCGATGCGTTGACCTCATCGGAGTTTGCATTTGGCATCCTGCGAGAGTCACCGAGAGTCGCGTTTTGAATGTGGCGTGGGCCGTCAATGAAATATGAGCAGTCTATCAGCATTGTTACTTTGATTTTTTAGATCGGGTTTTCTTGGAAGTCGGTGCCGGAGCCTCTTTGGTATCGGCCTCTTCAGTGCCTTTCACATCGTCGAGGTCAACCTCTGTCATGTCTTCGGCTTCCACAATCTTGTTATCTTCCACGGTGTCGGGATTATTGGGAACGGTTTCGGATGCACTTTCTCCATTATTATCGGCTAATTCGGCCGTATTGGGAACGGTTTCGGGTGATTTGGGGACGGTGATACCGAACTGGTCAAGTCGAACTACAAGATCATCGGGAACGGTTATCCCATTCTCGATGATGATGGCGATAACATCTCGTGTAACACCTGCGAGTTCAACATGGCCCACGGCCATTTCTTGGCAAGACTTTTCACTTGCTTCTAACGACTCCCGGAGTGTAGCGATGCTGTCGGCATCAAGAGTCGAGTCCGGCTGACAGGGCGTGAACTCAATCACACCTCTGTCAACACGGATACGATTTTCCTGAAGGACTTTCGCCACTTCTTTAGGGTCGCCTTTCAGAATATAGTTCATGGCTTACGCTTTCTTGATGGCTGTTTTGAGGGCGTTGATGCTGCCGTATGCGAAAGCCCACGGACAGAACACGGGCACAATCTCTTCGGCCTGTGCGAGCAGTACAACCTGGTTCTTGAGTTTGGTGTTCACATCATCGGCCCACTCTGCGGTCAGAGGTGTGTAGTCGATAATCTGGGCGCCGCGCTGCATATCGCCGAGGAAGTATTTGCCAACCGGCATACCGCTGTAAGGAACGACGCGGAGACCACCGATAACAGGGTTGCCGTTGATGTCCTTGACAACTTCGAGGCGGTTGCCGTCTGTGGCTTTCTCGCAACGGATAGCGTTGATCGTGATGGGGTTCAGTACCAGGACGGTGGGAACGAACTGGGCGTAGGTCATTACCGAGATGGCGGTTTCCAAAGCATCGATGCTGTTGGGCGATTCGATGCTCTGATATGCGCCGTTGGTAAATGTCAGTTTCAGAGCAGCGACATCGGCTGCCAGCAGCGCATCGGTATTGGCGGCTGCAAGTGTGGCCCCTTCAAGGAAGATGCGGCGGTCGTTGACCTTGATAACATCGTATGTCTTGTTGAGGTCGGTGTTGGTGACGGCGGCGGTGCCGGTCACTTTCAGACCCTCGATGAGCAGGTCGTTGGGTTCCTTCAGTTCTACGATGAGGCCGTTGTCTACCTCTTCGATAGACAGCACGCCACCGGCGGCCACGGTGAAGATTGCGTCGGAGATAATCTTCTCGATAGGCAGAACGCCATCGTACTTGGTAATACCCAAAAGGTTGTCGCCGGAGCCGTCACCGAAAAGAATCTGGAAGTCCTCGGCATCGCGGACACCGGAGAGCAGACAGTTCATGACGAAACCACGGAGATAGGTTTTGCATTTGAGCGCACGTTTCGACAACTTGAAGTGATGGCCGACACGGGAAACCTGGGCGGTGGCCTCCTTTACTTTCAGGCTGGATTCAGGGAGCATACCGTTCTCCGAAACGTAGCGGGCGTTGCGGTCCACATGGTGAATCTGCTGGAACGCGAAGATTGGGAACTCCGGATCGCCGGGCAGGACTGTGGCGAAGTCGCGGACATGGAGCTTCTTGTCGGTGGCCTGGGTTACGACACGGTCGCTCTGTTGTGTCATTGTGAGCGTACCGCCGGGAACGACATTGCCGGTGAGGGAGATGTCCTTGAACGCGAAGGAGCCGGAAGACTTTTCGCGGTCGTTGATGAAGTCCTGCATCTTGGGCGAGTCATACATCTCATCGAAAGCCTCGTTGAACTTGCTGATAAAATCAAGGCCGATGCCACGCCTTTTCAGTTTGTCGAGAGATTCGGATAGGGACCTGACCTGCTTAACGAGATCCTGGTTCTCTTTGGAGAGAGAATCAAGCGTGACACCATCGGTCGAGCTGAAAGGCTTGAGAGCCTCATTGAGTGCGGTAGTGTCAAGGAGTCCTTCGATAGACTTGTTGATTGTATCGGTGAAAGCACCGATAAGGTTACTGATGAACTGTTTCTGTTCATCGGGGAGACCGGCGGTTTTGACGCCTACAATCTCCTCTACTTCTTTGACTGTTAATTTTGCCATAATGCACTATGAAATTAAATGGTGATTGTTTACTTTTTGGTTGCAGAATTAAGTGATGCCCAGAAAGACGCCGACGGAGTAGGAATATCGGCCGATTTCTTTTTGGTGTCATCATCCTTTTTGCCTGGTTTCTGTTCCTCATCTTCGGGCGTGGCAGCAGGTTTCTTGCCTTCTTCGTCATCGGGCTTTTTCTCCTTTTGCTCGGTGGTCTCGCCGACAAGGATTGTATTGCCGCGATATACGCGGCTGTAACAATGGGGGCAACGTACAAAAGCGAGAGAGTCTGTGATGCTCTTTTCGGTCAGGCTCTCCTTGTTGCCTTTGAGAGAGTCGATAATGGAAACTACCTGCTCCCGAATATCGGGGGTGAGTTTTTCCATTTCCTGACGCGCCATGTTGCGGGCCGTCCAACTAAGCCATTCGCCGGCGGCATCGCGCACCTCTTGCGAGAACGTATGCTCCGGCAGGCTTTCGTAGTCGAACTGATAGCCGCAACACGGACAAGAAACTACAAGACCTCCGCTGAGTGATTTGAGTAGCAGAGTAAGTTCCATATCGTAGTTTTTAAGTCGCTCATCTGAATATCCGCGCTGCTTGAAAGCCATACGGATAAAATCAGCGGCATCTCTCAACTGATCGGCGGTACCACTCTTTAACCCTACAAGGAATGTCTGAGGGTTCGCACCCCAGCCGGTAAGTGTAGAGTATTCGAGCATCTTCCACCTCACAACCTTGCGGCGGTCCTCTTCATCGCGGGCGAGAGCCTTGACACCGATAGAGTGTTCAAGAGTTCTGCCGGCGTCGCGGAAGAGCTTGTAATCCTCAAAAATGTCTCGGCCGATCTGCTTGTGCAGATTGATTTGGCCGGTCATGATGAGGTTGTTCTCTTTCTCCTCACCAGACAGAGGAACGCCGAGAAGTTGGCGTGTGTCATGGTTGAGGAACCATCGCATTTTGCTTATGTCATCGCGGAGTGTGTCCGTAAATGACCCAGGCATCGAGATGTCGTGCTGTGCGTCCTCGATGCCTATACCGTTCACTCCTACGGTGACGATACCTTTCTCAGTGACATCCAGTGCTTTAGTTTCGTACTGGAGATTAATCATCTGTTCTTTCATTACTTTCTCCTTTCGAGGGTTTATTATTTGGTTGATTGTTGTCTGGGTTCTTTTCTCCGGTCTGGCCGGTGTTAATTTGAATCGGAGAGGTTTGAGCCTTGATCACACTATCCACTTTGGCAATCTCTTCGGGGGTCATTTCAAACTTGGTTTTATCGAAAATCTCACCTTCAAGAGCATCCTCATGGATTTGGGAACGCCAGTCGTTGATTGATATGAGGCCGTTATTGAACTGCGAAAGACAGCGCTCATTTACGAGTTTCTTAACTTCCTCGCTCTCTTTGATACCGACCTGCAGACAAGCCACATCGCTGAAATCACAATCGAGATACAGACCTTTCTGATCAAGGCCGAGGAATATTGTCAGAGCCTCACAGAAGCGCTTGGCCGCCGGAATGATTACGGAGGTATAGACACTCTTTTCGGCGGTGTCCTGATTGCTAAAAGTCGATTGGTCTTTACGCGGTACCAACACAGACGGAATACCGAACACCGAGGCGATCTTGATTGCATCTTCAAGCGTTTCATCAAACGGCTGCAATTCCTGTATGGAGAGGTTGGTGCGGATGAAATTCACGGGAATATCCGTAACGGCCCACGGTGACTGACCCTCACCGACACCGTACTTGCTGTTTATTTGTTCCCGGAGTTCATCTTTCTCATCAGATTCAAGCGCCACTGTGCCGGTCTCATCCTTTTTCTCTGCGACTACAAACCCAAGAGCACCACGTTTAAGAAAAATCACATTACGGGCCTCATACACTGCGATGAGGTTGGCAATGGGTTTCTTGACAGCCAAAAGTCTGCTCGATGCCTTGAGATAGCCGTTACCCCTTATCAGTTCGGGTATGCCGTCGCGGTCATGCCATATCTGGTAGTAAGGTATAGTAAGGCCGGAATATGCACCGAGATCGAGAGTGTAGCCTTTGATAAGCTCTTCTATGCTGGCGATACCGAACATGGGCACACCATAGCTGTACTCCATCGGCTTGACATGAACGAGATGCGCCGGCAGACTCCAGTAGTTGGAACACCATTGAAACTTGATTGCATCGGCCGTTATATTGTCCGGCATAGACGCACGGAAAAAGGCGTTGCCGGTGGCCAGCTTATATACAAAATGCTGATACACGATTTCTCGCCAAGTCATAATCGGATTGGGTTGTTTGAGAATGGTATCAGCTCCGAGGCGGTTACACCACACAAGACTGTCATCCTTGACTCTTTTCAAATCAAAATGAGCCTCCGAGATGCGTTTGGCAATGAAATCAATCGGCCAAAACACCTCCGGAATTGTCTTGAACAATTCGATGAAGTTGTTACCTACAACTGACGGATGTATCAGACCGTCAATCATAGACAACACCTGCTGGTATCTCCAAGCATCGACAACGCCATAAGCACCACGGGGGCCCTGGTTGTTGGCCTGCGTTATGCTGTTCGCTTTTACAACCAGAGCTTCCGTTTTATCTTTGGTGCCAAATATTCGTTGTATAAAATTCATGCTTTGTTCTTTTGTCGCAAAGAAAAGCACAAATACAATCGGTTGCGCCAAATCCTCAAAAAACCGATTTTTCAAGAATGTTAAAAATGCACCTTAACTCACTGTGCAATCGGTGATTACTTTGTTTTCGCTCTCAAAACTGAATTTTACAACGAACCTAATAAAGCCACTTAAAACGGCGCTGGCCTCGATACTTTCGCCGGTGTCCTTGTTGTAATCAAGTAGATTTGTCATGAATTGAGAATACTCTATATCATCACTCAATTTCGTTTCATTGAACAGTAGATGGTTCTTTACAAAATCAGATGTTGCCGCTATGCGCCGGTCTATGTCTGCAACCTCTTTCATGGCTCTTACATTGGGAATATCTTTGCGCAGATTGCGGACAAACCGGAAATAAGCCGGACCACATTCTATTATAGTTTGTGGACTATTGGCATTGACAAGTATCTCGGCTATCTCATCAGTAGATGATGTTTCCCTCAACATCAAATCCACAATATGCCATTTCTCGCCACACAGTTTGCCGTGGACCATCGCAAACTTTCCGTTCACATTGGGCATGGCATAGACAATCTCCCGGCTATACTTGCAATCCGTATCGGGATTATAGAAATGGATCATTCCATCACGAGCATAAGTGTTACGCTTGCGGCGGTTGGAGAACGACAGGAACTGTTCACGCACGAGGTCACATACAACATATCGGAACGTGTCGGATACATGGCCGTGTTCCTCATAGGTCTGCATGGTGATTTTGTTCTTGACCTTTGTTTTTAGGATAGCGCCGTTCTCATCTTTCTGCACACTCATATAATCTTCGATCGAGATCTTGCAGTTCTCGCCAATGAAAATTTGGATATCGGGTACGATGTTATCGAATATGGCGTTTATAAATTCACCAGACATCGGGACACTCGGATTCTGTTTGCCTACGCAATCAATAACCTCTATGCCCTGTGATTGTAAGGTTGAGATTACGAGGTCAAGGAATGAGCGTTTCTGGTCGTCAATGGTGTTGGCATGGCGTGTCGAGGCATCGCCGTGCAGGTATATTCGGTCAACTCCCATCTCTCTCAACTTGGTTGCTACAAGCAGGGCACTCTTGCGGGCGGTATTGTGTGGACTTTCGGCCGCAATCTCATCTATCTGGCGAATCCTAATGCCTTGACGCTGTTCCGGCCTTGTGTCCATCATTGAACCGCAATTATACTCAATCTGCCAAAAGGTGTATGAGATGTAAGGCAGCACGTTGTTATCAACGCTGACATGAAGAGCGAGGTCGGGATTGTATTTGCACTCTCCCGTGTGCTTGCCTCGGTTGAAGGATCCGAAGAACTCGGAACCGGTGCGGATAACGCCCCATTCGCCAAGAGCATAGACATTGTAATAGTCCGGGTCATTGATACGGTCTTTTTCAAAGTCGGCGATACACTGTTCATCATAATAGCCGTAGGTGCCATCGGGAGAGCCGACAACCCAAAAGTTATTGAGGTAGGTTGATTGGATAACGACAGTATCCGGGGCGTGTTCCTCAATCTCTTTGGTGCGAGGATTGATTATAAACTTGGTTTCGTTCATCCGTATTGATTTCACAGCGGTTAATTCTGGTGGAATCTTCTCGCCTGCAATCTCAATATCCATAGGCACATCATGCCATTTCTCAACATCAAAGACTTCTTTCTTTATCCAGTGCGTTTCCTTGATGGGGTTGAATGTGGTGATGATCTGCTGGCCCTCTTTACCGCGCAGACGCTTGCGCACCTGTTTGTAGTCCTCGCTGTCGAACTCCGACCATTCATCAAGAACGACACGCTTATAGTTGGAGATACCCTTAATCTTCTCCGGGTCATCAAGACCACCGAAATCAATCTTGGCTCCATTCGCTATGCAGACAATCTGCCGGACTCCATCCTTGAATTTGAACAGGCTGAAGATGCCGAGTTGCCTTGCCGCTACCTTGAAATCCTCGTATATGGTTTTGCTGATAGACGCTCCGACCTTACGCATGACGATAGTGTTCTCTCCGTCCCATAGGGTCATTATGAGAATCAACTGTGCCACGCTGTAAGACTTGCCGGAAGATGAGCCACCGAACAATATAATCAGTCGGATTGCTGTATCCTGGAGCAATTTCAGCAGATGAAAGCCAAGAGGGTTGAGCTTCTTATAATTGATTTGCATTGATTTTCGCGGTTTGAGGGTGTTTTGCTGACATTTTGCTACATTTGTCAGTATCTCACTATTGGGGAAAGTTTACATTTTGCTACTTGTTGGGCTATATATGTTATATTGAGGTTAACTGTCAACATTAGCCTCTAAGCTGTCAACATTACCCATGCGGCCTAATCCTGATCATCGTTGAAACCTATGCGCAGTTCGCCGGACACTTTATTGCTTGTAGTTATGTTGAGGTCTTTAGCCGAGGCAAAGCCGAGTACATCTATGAGCCTTTTCTTGGCGGCATCTTTATCGACATCGGGTACGAGCCTTTTGCCGTTGCGTGTAAACTTCAAAAGGCGCCGTATCTCTTTGGGTATCTCATGCAGGTATCGCATACGCCATTGATGCGTTTTCTCATCTTCTATCCAAAGGGTTAGAGGGTCAAGATCGAGTATCTTCACATCATCGGATATTATGCGTTCTCGGCTGATCGTGGCGAGTCTCGCACGCTCCTCCTGAAGCTGCTCAACCCTTTGGGCTATCTTGGGGTCACTCATCAGCAAAGAAGCCGATGTGTAATGGGTACTTGCTTTCGCATCATTCTTGCAGTTGTAGGCCTTACGGTAGGCTGTCACAAGGACTCCTCGTGTGTCCGTACCGTAGGCATCTACGACATACTGACAGAACAGCTCCTGTTGAGCTGTCAATCCGTGTTTGTTCTTCTTCCGTGCCATTGTGATGATGTATGGGAGGTTATTATATAATTCGAGAGAGATTTTGTATATAATCAGAGGCTGAAATTGTAATTATGAGAGCAGCCAAAGAAAAAATAGGTAAAATGGGTTGCTGTCGTTTATGTTCATAATATTGTTTTGTCTTTCTCCCGCCCTTGAAAAAATTTCCGGATACGCTCCGAAAATTGCCATTTTGGGCCGTTTTATTTACGTTTTTTGGACTTTTATTTCCAAAATATGGTGGGGATAAGGTCAAGAACATAGCCGGGAGATGTGATTTTAGCGGTTATTGACGCCTATGAGGTTGAGGACAAAATCACGATCGGCCAATAATGTTGCCGTGGCCGTCAGTGTTGTGCCAGTTGTGATGATGTCATCGTAAACTATTACGCGCCGCTCGGTGATGGGCCGGAGCAGATGAAAGTCCGGGGCCAGACGGTTACGGTTAATGCACTGCACTGCGTCTGCATAGAATGGAATACCGAGATTGTCCGAGATTCGCTGACATACCGCCGTGGCAAAGTGGAACCCGTCTGCATGACGGCGCCGAGGTGTGGTGATTATAGCCCAGTCTTCCGTATTGTTGACAAGACGCTGAATGAAGTCGCAGGCAGTGTCGGCAAACTGTGTGGCTATATCGGCCGACTGCTTAATCTCGCTGAACGGTACGCCGCTCTTTGTGCGTCTGAACTGCGAGAAATACACCAGGGAGCCGAGCTGATGAACCACTATCCGGGGCGTAAGGTCGCAAAGAGGGATATTCCCACCCTTCAGCCGTGGCCGAGAAGCAGGAACATCCCATTTATCCATTCGTATGATTCTACTGCGCCGTGTCATTGTCGATGGTGTCAAATACACGCCTGATGCCTTCTTTTACCGGCGTGTATGGCAAAGGTACAGTAAATAGGCTATCATCAACCGTTTGAGCGATTTTGTCAAATTCGCGTTTTTCCGTAAGTAGCGATATTTCAGCCTCATTGTGCGCTTGGACCGCCAATGCGAAATCGTAAACACTCATCTCTTCGGGGTTTGCTACGTTGATGAATTGCCTGTTACAGCCATAGGCATAGATTAGCCCCTCTACCACATCATCTATGAATGTGAAGTGGCGCACGTTTCGACCTCCGTTTACGAGCCTCACCGGGTTGTCGTGGAGTAAATGCCAAAGAAGAGTTCCTTGACGCGGGTTAGGCCCATAGACATTGTGGAGTCGGACGCCGGTGGCATGAGGGTTGTAGCACCGGGCATATTCCTCATCGAAACGCTTGGATATTCCGTAGAGAGATGTTGTGTTGGGGCTGTTGGCCGTGGAAGATGAGGCATACACCAGCTTTACGCCTGCACGCTTACAGGCATTACATACTGCCATGAATGTTTCGATGTTGTCATACATGATCTGCGCATGATTGGTGTTGAACACCGATGTCTGCGCGGCCAGATGATACACACAGTCTGCATCATGGAGATTTGGAACGGTATCGAAGAAGTCTTTGGCCTCGATGCCTTTTGTGCGGTCTATGATTATGACCTCTACTCCCCGTCTGGAGAGAGCAGCGGCGAGAGCCTTGCCGATAAAGCCCTCGCCGCCGGTGATTACTACTTTCATGTCTTATTTTTCATTGAGTTTGTCTAACAGTTCTTCTGCTTCTCTCCGGGCAAAATCCGGATCTTCTTCATCTCTGAACGATTTTACCCTAATCCAAATTCCGAATAGTACATGTACTTGGACTATGTATGTCGGGCAATATAAATGCCCTCTTTTTGTGCGAACCCATGTACAGGCTCTTTTGATGCGATACTTTTTTCTCATTGTGGTATATTTGGTTTAACAGTTAGTTTATCGAAGTCGAGCATATGAAAGCACGACTCATAGACGATGTGCTTACGGTAGATCTGCGCGGCGGCATGCTCCAGCATACAGCCTCGTGAGTTATGGAAGCCATAGCCGAACACAACTCCCTCAATGTCCCGGTCCAGAATGGCCTCAATGTCGCGGCCCATGTAGTGGCCATAAGACTTTCCCGGCTCCGGGCAGACATCAAAGGGTGTGATACACTTGTGGCCGGTGTTTGTGAGTACAGACTTGATACAGTCTGCATGATATTTTGCCTCATATAACGGCCTGCCACTAATCGGTATTGATATATACAGTTTCATTGAGTGTTGTTTAGATATGTTTTACATTTGAAGCCTTTGCGCGGAGAGAATTCGGCAAAGGTGCATGATTTGAATATCATTGGTTTGTTGACATACTGGGCCAGGTCTTTTTCATATTGCGAGGGAGCGCGTTTGTTCTCAAAGTCGCGGTATGGCATGACATAGGGCTTGACACCGAATGAGCGGAGTGTTTCAATCCGAAACATATCCTGCTCTATGGTTGAGTTGAAGCCGACAAGCACATAGCACATGATTTTGTATGGCTTTATGTAGCGTGTGACTTCGCGGAGTTTCTCTGTAAGGTCAATCGCAGGCAAGTCCCATGCGATATGGATGTTCCGGCGCAGGCGCAGTTTGTTGAGCCAATAAGCCTGCTCTTCGTTCATAATCCGTATGTCAACACCGTGGAGATTTACTTTTTGCCCAGCTTTGATAAGGTAATCAATCGCACTCTTCCATTCGGGATTGGCGAAAAAATTGTTGTCAAGCACCTCAATCCATTCGCCATTAGGGTTGAGTTGAACCGGTTCAACAGGACGAATCATGCCCTCTTTGTCATGGACAAGGCAGAACGGACAATGGCGTATGCAACCGCGAGAAAAGAATTGGACCGAGAAAGGATACTGTGGATAGATTGAATAGTCCATTTCAGTAGATTGCTCAATAGCTTCGGACAGTCTGCTGTGAATGTCGTAGCCAGTACCGCCTCGTACAACCTCACACTTGCCGTCAAAGTCGGTAGAATCGGGAGTGAACGTGAATATCTTTGACTGATATACGCGGTCATAGCTGCCGAATAATGGCAATGCAATCTCTACATCATCACCATGCAACTTGTGCCATGCTGAGATTTTCATTAGCGCGAAGTTGGGGAAATTATGCCCGTCAACATCAATAATACCAATATTCATAAAATTAAAAAGGTTGTTTGGATTTTGCGTAAATGGGGCATCTGTCCCGATAGGCACATTCTCCGGCCTTTGCCTGCGCGAAACGCTCATGCCATAGAACTTCGTAAAACTCGGTGCCAATCTCCGCCTCTTCGTTGAGGTAGCCAACGAGTTTCATGCAGAAGAAACCGCTGTCGCTCTCTTTGTCATCGTGGAGTGCCACTATACCGTTACTGTTTGGTCTTGCCATATCTGATTTATGATTGATTTGCGACTATGACTAATTTAGACCCGTCGGGATAGGTCATTGCCTTTTTGAATAACTTATGGCACCTTGCCGGGATATTGCGATACCGCAGATGCCATTCATTCCATAGGATGCAGTGACCGCGCTTGACACCGGGGTTGAGGTGGGTTGCCCCCGTGTTCATGCAGGGGCAACTACCACAACTCACAGGCTCATCGTAGAACTTGTAACCGTTTATCTCAATCATACCGCTACCGATTTACGTTTGCTCTCACTGATAGCCTTACACAGTACCGGACACCATGCTTTAGGTATGCTGGTATGGACTGCGTTGCCGATGAACTTCTTTTGGTCACTCTGATTACCCAGCAGCACATAGTCATCGGGGAAACCTTGTATGCGTTTCAATTCTACGACCTTGAGCATACGCATATAAATGTCGGCCAGACCATACTTAGCCATAAATTCCTTTATTTTAATCATCATGGGAGAGTCAGTTTCATAAACCTCTATGGCTATCTCCCCGCTCTCCGTGGTTACAAGGCATGGTGGTCGTTTATCCATTCTTGCAATCAGAGTGAAACACGGTTCATCAATAGACATGCCGGCCGAGTTGAATTGAGGGTTCACAAGGAAATGCTTTCGGACTGTCACCAGACTGTGTTTGGGATTTGTGGTAACACAGCCGCAAGGCTCATCAATGGATGTGGCCGTGCTTGTGCCATAGAACATGGTCAAGAACTGGGCACTGACAAGTGCGTGATGATCCACACAGGTAATTGCACCAGCAGGCCCGTCGATAGATATGTTCTTATCCTCCGGGGAGCCGCTGAACTGTTTGGAGAGAAATGCGACTTGGGCCACACCGAGGCGGTTCTGAACCGCTACTGTCGGGCATGGCTCATCAATGGAAGGCGGTACATACTTTCCTCGCTGGCTCATGCTGTTGAACTTGACCATAAATGCGTCGTTGCCGTCGGGTACAAACTTTACAAGTCCGGCATAAATGCGTTTGAGCGTATTCTCGGCCAGGGGCTTTTTCCGTGTGAAAATTGACTGACCAATCTCTTCGAGGTTGAGTACATATCGCACGGCGCGCCATCGCTCCAGATTGCCAGTGGGCCGTCGGCTGTGGGTTGGTGTGGGAAACACGATTGGCAGACCTTTTTTTGCGAACATCCCGAAATAACGCTTTCGTGTGGTCCGGGCACCATAGTCGGCCGAGTTCAATATGCGATAGTCGTAGTTGTAGCCGTACCCTTTGACATTCCTAATCCATCGGACATAATCACGCCCTCTGTCCATTGAGAGCGGGCGGCCATTCTGATCGAGTGGCCCCCAGGACATGAACTCCTCGACATTCTCTATCTGGATAAAATCCGGGTTGATTGTTTCTATGTAGCGATAGAGATGTTCCGCAAGAGTCCGACTGTCGGGATCGCGGGGCTGACCACCTTTGGCCCGGCTGAAATTGGTACACTCCAGAGAGGCCCATAAAACAATCAAGGCCTGCGGATATTCTTTCCTGCAAGCCTTGATGTGCCTCATTAGCGGCGTTAGGTTGAGCGTTCTGATGTCCTCTATAAAGTGTAGAGCGTCGGGATGATTTGCGGCGTGGGAGGCTATTGCCGTTGGATCATGATTTACACAAGCGATAACTTTTGCACACTGTTCATCATACAGCCGGGCCTCATTGACTCCAGTAGAGGTGCCTCCGGCGCCGCAGAATAGGTCAATGTATAGCAGTTGTATCATTGTCTTTTGATGGATTGGTTTTGAATCCGATTTTTATCCTTGGCGGTCTGCTGGCCGCTGCGTCCCGATACCCCTTGCGGTAGCCTATGTCCTCAACCTTGCCGATGAGAAGATAGGCCAAAAATATCAGAACCACATTGATGAGAGAACCAGTCATATTAGTCTGCGTTGAATAAATCTTTGCTGAATATCTCTTCTAAACTTTCGAGAGCATCATATACACAATCCTCATGGCACAGACTTAGACCTTCCTTCAGATTGTTATAAAGAATTCTTATTTTGTTGCGCTCTTCTTCTGTCATGCGTTCTGCAAGGTTGTCAGTGAAATCTTTGGTATTGCCAAGTTCCACCGCCACTTTGAGGGTAATATTGCTTTCTCGCAGATATTTTTCACATGAACCTATGGCTTCCTCAAAAATTTCGGTTGCTATGGCTGTCGCATTTTTAGCCACCTCCTTAGCCATATCGGGGATAGCCTGTGGATTATTCTTGAACTCATCAAGAAGTGCCGGATAGAATTCGCGGCTTGCATCAATTTTAATTATCATAACCGTTCTCCTAATTTGATGATGAATACTTCTTCTTTGGGCGCGCCCCATGCAGGGTTGCCGAAACCTATGTGCATACTCTTGATTTCAAAGAGCATTGTAGTTGATGTGTAGCCTCTGTGAAAGCGGACATGGGTGTACTCCTGCCACACTTGATCCGACGGGAGAGAGGCGAGATATTTCAAGGCTCCATCTCGACCACTGTTGAGGCGAAGAAAACGCTTAACCCAATGGTCGGAGAGGGCGCGGTATTCTTCTGGCTTTTCGCCGGAATCTTCCATGTCGTACCACTTGTGCTTTACGACCAAATCAAGTATTTTCATCACATTATCTGTTTTATAGATTCGTATGCTTTGATAACTTCCTCACGATGTTCCTCTAAATAGCGGTCAAACGAACCTTCTCCACCGAAGATTTCGTCAAGGCGTGCTGATATTTCACCCATTGGATTGAGCCAACAGTCGTTCTTTACTATCTCTTCAGGCTCATACAATGCTATCAGATGGGCACTTCTGTTAAAGTGACAGCACATAGCGGCATAAGCTGTAAATTTGTTGTCGGCCTCTAACTCCCAGACGCTTGACATTGCTCCGTATTTGAATTTAGTTTTTTCCATTGAAGTATTCTTTGAATGGTTCCAGAACCGCAGAGATGCCAGCAGAAAGCGCGCCCTCATAAGTTCTGTATGTTTTGTTGTCTATCACATCTGTCCGCTGGGGCCATCGCCAAAAGTAACCTATGCGGTCGCCGGTCTTACTGTTGAACTTCGGGCTTACAACCAAATCTGCGCCCCATTCTTCTCGCAAAAATTTGGCCGCATCATAGATTGTTGGAGCGTTTATGTCAAATCCGAGCTTCTTCAATATCCTGACTTTCTCCATCGTTAGTTTCTCTTTCATTGCTATTCTCGGTTTTAGGTTCATGCAAAGGACATGTGCCGGTCTTTTCATCGTACATCGGCATAGTCCATGTTAATGTCTCGTGTACTTCCTGGCAGAATGGAATGTGCCGCTTACAGTTCTGGCAGAGTGCCGGCCCTCCGAAATAGTTTGGGCCGACACAATAGGCGTAGTCTTTGTTCATGGTTCAGGTTGTTCTTTTAATGCTTTGATAAGAGCATTTGCCTCTCGGACGCAATCGTTGGCGTGCGTTTCCAATTCTCGTGCGCAGAAGGCTCTCATATCGCCGTCTTCACTTGAAAGGCAACGAGCGAATATATCTTTGGCAATCTCATATCGACGCTGCTCCCAATCAATCTGATTGGCGTCTTTGGTTTTGCGATTGATAGCTATAATCGCATCCATTGTCTGTTTTTCGATTACAGTCATCATCGTTAGTACCAATTTAATACCACGAAGTCGTTGCGCTGGTCGCTGTGAGCCATCCACTTGGCAAAGATGCCGATGATGTCATCAAGCGTCTCGCTTATTTGATTCTTTTCGCGCCACAGCTCAAAGTCTCGGCGATTGTAGCAGATTTTTGCTATCAGATTGGCAAGGTCTGCCCGTGTGATTTCAAGTTGCTCAGCACACTCTACATCCTCGCCCTGCCAATTAAGATCGGGGCACTCCTTATAGAGCAATCGGTTAATCACGTCTTGTTTACCACTGAAGTTGTCGTAGATGCGGTGTTTTACCTGATATACCTCGGCAACATGAGCTTTAATTCCCATTTCGATTTGGTTTTATTGGTTTGACTTGGTTATATCGTTCACGAAGCGGAGAGTCCGACGGTTGATGTAGGCTTGCCAACACCCCATTGAGGGTGCCCATCGGAAACCGTTACTCTTCAATTCTGTTCTCATATCATCGTCTGGCTTGCCGGGGAAATAGAAGCGAACACGGTTCTCGGAGTAGCACTCTTCGATGGTAAGGTCTCCGGCCTCATATTCTCTGTCCTCTTTGCCGGCAAGTGATTTGGCTTTTTCAAGCTGCTTCTTGGCGGCATTGATTCTTGCATTGTTGTTCGTGAGCATATAGGCCGGGAATGATGAACCATGAGCAACAACATTCTTTGCGCCACTATGAGAAAAGCCTAATTCAATAAGTTTGGCTATTTTATCTTCGTTACTCATTTTAGAGCGCATAAGCTTGTTGACAGATTTCATCCTATCCTGCTTGGTCGTAAGCTCTGCGATTTTCTCCTTAAGGCGCTCTATCGCGTCATCATCGCCGAGATAGATATTGTCATTGTTCTCGGCGGCCTCGGCTTTCTGTCGGTAATAGGCCGCTTTTTCGGACTCATGTACGCTCCTCATCATTGCACCATTGGAACGCTCAAGAGCGCGGCGATGGGCTTTCTCGGAGTGGTGGCCAACGAGAATAGGCTGACCGGGAGGAATACCCGCTACTGCGGCATTGCTGGCATTGAAAGCTGCTGTGGCTCTCTTCTCGGCATTCTCGGCATATTCGCGGTAACGCTCGGCACGGGCTTCCTGTCGTTCTTTTCTGTTCATGCCTTTTCAGTTCTAAGGAGTTCAACACGGAGGATTGAGTGGTATTCACTTCTGATTTCACGTTCAGCCTCTTGAGGTGTATTCCCATAGGTCCAGACATTGAAACCGTCATCGGGATCATAGGTCGTATAGACTCTAAAAATGTACTTTTTCATAAAATTGGGGGCTTATTGGTTTGACTTTATTAAGCTGCGAGGATGGTATTCACTTTCGCTTGTAGTTCGTTCTTTCTATCCTCTTTCTCTTTGTGATCTTCGGCAGTCCACATTGGGCGAAAACAAGCACACCATTCATAAGTGGCAATCCAAAGGTCGCGGAGCAGGAGGCGCAGTTCCGAAGGGAGAGTATCGGTCACTTCTACAAAATGACGCATTGAAGATTTTGCGTTTGCCTCTGCTGAAGCATAGCCATAATCAACCATCATGTAGTAGAAATCGTGTCCGTTGAGGATTGAGAGGGCTTTTTTTATTGTTTCGATGGTGGTCATAAATGGAGGTTTATCGGTTTGACTTGTATTTTATTTTGATACTGTAAGTTAGCCATAATTAGCGGATTACGCAAACAGAATGGCCACCATTTTACCACCTTAACGTTTGTCAATGATTGTCAAGACATGATGCCTCGGTGGAATCTTCTTCGGCCATGATTGCATCGACAACAGTATGGCATCGGTTAGCAAGGACTTTCACGCAAAGCGCCATTGTATCTGTTATCTCCATCTTATGCCCGAATGTTTCGGCAATATCCATGCACAATACAGATATGAGGAAACAGTACGGGTCTTGCTTGCGGCAGCATGGCTTGTTGATGCGATCCGCAATGACTTTATCCATGTTCTTATCAAAATCCTCAACGAAAGTAAGTATCATGCGAACGAGAGCCACACGCGCCGGTATTTCCTTGTGAAGGTGGCCGACATACTGCCGCGCTGCCTCATTGGTAAACGTACACCAGCATTTGAACAAATCCAATTCTACGGTCTGCCGTAATCTCTCCAGATACTTCTGATAGGCACGCCAGGAACGACCATAACTCTTGCGGAGTTCAAAATTATACTCATCTATGCACTTGCGCATCTCTCGGTTGTGCCGCTTATACTCTGAGAGCCTATTGTCCCGGCAATATTTGATAAATGCCTCTGCCTGCTCCAAGGCGAGAGCCGTAAGCATCTGGGGAATGAAGTTCATCAGCACAGCCTCTCTCGCTCCAAACAGTTTGACACATTCGTCTGCGGTAAGGGATTTAGGAGCTTCCTGCTTGTGCCGTTCAAAATTAATGCCGAAGTTGGAAATGGGAGTTGGCACAATGGGTACCGATGCCGGAGCGATACCCATTTTTGCCAGCACCTCTTTGTCTAAGGGCGGTAAATCCATAATGTATGAAAATTAAAGCGGTCCGGACTGTGGATCCGAACCGCCGAACAGATTATTTTGATATGGTGGTACAAGGTCATCAAACAAGCCGGGAACCCTCGGCCGTAATGCCTCGTACTCTTCTCGGAAGAACTCTTCTTTGGTCCTTCCACTCTTTTTCCCTTTTTGGGTGTGAACATCGTAAGTGTAAGGTGGTATCTCGATGGGGAACGCTCTCACATCATCTATCCACCGTTCTACATCAACATCGTTTCGGTCATAGACAAGATTTTGCAGATGATCCGCGTCGCGGCACTTTCGACACTCGCAAAGGAGCAATACCGCTTTACTCACGAATATACGGCCTTTCGGCCCGGTCTTGTTTTTGTTCAGATTCTTATTGACCAGCTCATGTCCCTGCCACAGAGCCTCAATCTCGTGTGTGATGAGTCCGTAACAATCCTCCGCCGATATAGTGTAGAGCCTTTTCCAGACATAATCGCGATAATTGCTGTGCCATAGTTCCAGAGCGAAGAATCCGGCTACTCGGGCATCTCCTCGCCGGATGGCTTTCTGCATTGCAGAGCTGACCTCAAAGAAGTCGTATCCGTGTATCGTTCTTATCTTCATAACTTGTTGGTATAATTTGTTTTACATCTGTGAATATAGCCAAAAATAGCGAAGTACACAAACGGATTGAGCACCATTTTAACGCCATTTTTATTGGCCAATCAGCAAGTTAGAATTTAAACTTACAGGAGATATTATACTCCACAAGTTGCTTGGTCTTGTCTTTGCCGTTGTTGGTCGCACCTTTGATGTTGATACTGTCCCCAAAGTGTTTTTTGATGAACAGGATTGAACGGCGCTCCTCCTCCTGATTGCGGAACGCGGCTAATCCGCCGGCGTTGACAAAGGTTCCTTTTTGAGCGAAGTTATAGCGGAGGTCGGTCAGAATTCTGCGCTCCTTGTACTTCATGTAGCACGAAATCCAAAAATCCTCTTTGAGCCTGATTTCTTCGTTCCACCAGACATTCTTGTTGTAACGCACTCCGTAGGAACATCCGGTGATCATCTTTGACAGGGAATAATAGCCCCATTCATTATACATCACCGGAGATATGGCAGATGTGAACCCGAACAAATGGACATCGAGCATACACGCTAACTCATAGAGGGAGTTGATGATGTGTGTCACGGTTTCCGGATCGCGTATAACCCCCGGCTCTCCTTTCTCGCAGAAAAGTGTCTTGACAACATGAACATCATCGTCAAGCATCATCAGTTCTCCAAAATGCTTGGCCATCCAATTACGTTTCGGTATTAGTCCAATCACATCATCGGGGTGCGTTACGATCTCACATTCGGGGTTATACTGTCGGTACAGGTCTGCCTGACTCTCGGCCACACAGATGATAGGGTCAAGTACGAGTTTCTTTGCAAAAACTCGATCATGCCGCTTGTGGGAGGGGATAACGATTTTGAGGCTCATTTCTTTTCGCCCTCCAAAGCGACACGAACATCTTTAATGTCAATCACATTGCTCCGACTGATCTTGCCTGTCTTGTATGACTTCATGCGCTGCATACCAAGCCGCTCACGTAGCCAGTTGCTGTCAACCTCGTTGCCGGACTGAATGATGAACAGCTCATGCTTCTCATCATACTTTGGCACCAGGGGATAGATTGCCGTTTCATCGGTTATGGAATCGAACCGCTCTTTGAACTCATCGACAGGCTTTTCCGGGGCAAATTCCACACCCCAGTCAGCAAGTTCGGTTTTATCCCACTCGTTGTTCATCACATCGAGATCGTTTTCACCGAAGTTCACATTGTCCTTTGTGGCATACTCCCTCAACTTCTTCACATCAGTATCGGGTCTTAGTATCTTACATGGCAGCTCGGTATAGCCGAGTTCCTTGCAGGCACGCAGACGGAGATTGCCGCAAATAACTATGTACCGCCCCTCGGAATAGGGAAATACGATAAGTTCACGCAGTTCAAGCATCTCTGGCGATTCCTTGATGCTCTTTTTCATCGCCTCATAGCGATAATCCCGAAAGAACCGGGGATTCTTCGGGAGTCCTTTGAGTTGCCCCTTGTTGAAATCCAAGAGGCTGATTGCTAATATTGTTATTTCAGCCATAGCTATTACTTTCTACATCACAAAACTTCATCACGAATAGTCATTGACAGAACCTACAATGTTTGCCGACGATGGTGCTCCAAAGTTTCACGGAGCAGTTTTTCTATATCCTTGCAACCAATGCGCTGAAGATAGGTCAACGCGGCAATTATCACCTCGGCCGCTCCCTCTTCCTTTTCGCTCCAATCCGGAAGATTGAGGCTCTTGAAAGCCGTAGCCTTATGTAACGATCTCCATTCTCTGGAGATGTCATGTAAGGATACTGAGGGAGAGGACAACGGTGTAATCTTGCCTTTGGCGATTGCTACCTCTTCGCATTGTTCGGCGAATTTTTTCAGAGGTATTGCCATTGGTAAAGATCGGGGTTAGTGAATGACTGGTTTGGGCTCATGGCCCGTTCTCTGATATTGCCGGGAGGTGATTTGTTATTTTCCATGTTTATTCATTATTGTTTCAGTTGATCAGGTAGGTCATCTTCCTCTTCTTGGGGTTCATCATCGAGAAAGTCGAACAGTGACGGTGCTTCCTTTTTCGTGGCGGCCTGTGCGCAATATTGAGCGCCATCAAGGAAGTATGTCGGCGAAAGTTCTATGCCCCAGCCTCTGCGCCCCTTGTTGAGCGCGCAGTAGGGAACGGTCATCAGACCACCGAAAGGGTCAAGAACAATATCGCCGGGATTGCTCATCTGGTCAATCACTCGGTTCACGATGTCGAATTGCAGGGGGCATAAGTGTTGCTCCTTACCTTTGACCGACTGAGTGGTGTTGAGGGTGCGCATACGCGCTATGTCCGACCACACATTATCAGTCCAACTTCCGGGCTGGAGTAACATAAATCCCGTAGGGAGTTTACCGTGCAACTCCAGTTCTTCAGCGACCTTCACCACATAGTCATAATTCCAGACCTCGTTGAGTGAATATTTTTTGAAGAAACGGAAGATTGCTTTGTGATCCATCTTGGCTATCTCTTCGGGCGTCATGAGTCGGTCGCCGGATGAACGAGTATAACCGTGTGCATCCATCTGCCAGCGGGCGCGGCTGTAACCGTCGGGATTATCCCATGAGCGGGTCTGCTCGTTCCACCACTTTTTCTCCTTGACAACAGGAATGTCGGCATAGGCATTGGTGCGATCTGTGGCAGGCTTACGGAAGATGAGCAGATACTCGGGCATACCGACACCCATTTTGGTGCCATCCTTGCACTGCTCGGTCCAGCCGAGGCGATAGGTCTGATTGTTCTCCCGGACAACATCGGTAACTATGGTTTTCATACCCATGTAGGCAAAACCATGTTTTGTGTAATGAGCAATGCAGTCGCAGTGGAAGGGATAAACCGTTTGGCATCCCATTCCGCTAAGACCCATTGGCACGATGCGGTCTTTGACATGGATAATGGCCATGCGGCCCGGTTGGAGCACTCGGTAAAGATTCGGTGTGAGAAAATCCATTTGCCTGAAAAATTCCTCATTGCTCTCCGAGTGGCCGAAGTCTGCGTAATTGGGAGAATATTCGTATTGTGTCGCAAATGGAATTGAGGTTACGATGAGGCCCACGGAATTGTCCGGGTAGAGTTCTGTGTTCTGTAATTCCAGAACATTGTCATTGTTGGCAATACGGTAGCCGTCGCCGGAAATCTCTACTCGTTCAACGCCCATTTTTCGGGCAAGATGAGCAGCCATCTCTTTATGGGATAATCCGTATTTCTTTATAATTTCAGTCATGTTGTGAACAAGTCTATTGTGGTTTTGCCACTTTGTTTCAAGCGCTTTGCGGACTCCTCTCTCAGCCTCGGTGTAGATAAGGTCAACCCTTACGACTTTTGTCTGAAGGAATCGTTGCAAGCGGTGGATTGATTGGATAAAGTCGTTGAACTTGTAGCCTATGCCAAGGTATATGGCCCATGAACAATAACGCTGAAAGTTACAGCCGGAACCGGCGATGACAGGCTTTGCCGCCAGCTCCTGAATACGGCCATAGGAGAAGTCGAGAATGTTGCGCTCACGCTTCTCATAGTCCTGTGACCCATAGATTGACTTGATTGTCGGAATGGCCTTCTCAATCGCGTGGCGTTCACTTTCAAGGTCGTGCCAGATGATGCGGTGTGCGTCGGGATCCTCGGCTCTTAACTCCATCATCTTAGCTATTCGGTCTGGCAGACTCTCTCGCTTTTCTCTTGCTGACTGTTGCAGACCCATAGCCTCACAAGCAAAGAGTACAGGATTGCCGTATTTGTCAACACTCGGCTTAGAGTAGTCCGTCGGTATCTCGTGCCATCGCAAGTCAAGTTCCGGCAGGATATAGCCCTCGTCATCGGCTTCATCACCGGTAATATCCGAGGGTTTGCTCACGAATAAGGCCCATGATGAAACCCACAGCCAGAACTCTTCTTCTTTGTGAGGGTGTAGGGTCAGGTTGTCGGCATGCGTTGGGTCACGCTTAAAGAACCGTGTTTTGGCCTGCGACACATCCATGATGCCGAGGAAGTCGGCATAGGCAAGCAGCTCTATATAGTCGTTGGGAGATGGTGTGGCAGTTGCCACATAGCGGAACTTGATACGCTCGGCCTGTCGGCGCACCTGCATGGGACCGCCGTCTCCGGTAAACAAGAGCATAAATTCACGAAAAGTCTTTGAGCCGCCAAGTCCTCGCAGAACGGATGCCTCATCAAGACTGGCTACAATGAACAGCTCCGGATCTAACTTGCCATCGCGTATGCTTTCGTAATTTGTCAGATAGATACCGTCCCCGTCCATCTCTTCCGGGCGGCGTATGAATTTGGGCGGCTTATCCCATCCGAGAATGTTTTTGGAGTCCTCAACAAACTCTTGCCTGACAGAAAGAGGGCAAACAATCAGCCCGGAGCCGTGTCCTACTTTTGCAAGAGTGAGTCTGACGGCCTCCAACTGGGTAACGGTTTTATGTAAGCCGAACGAGGCAAAACACGCTCTCTTACCTCCCTCAACAAGCCATTTTACCATCAGCTTGTTGTGTGGCTTGAGTTTCGGATTGATTTCGCTCATTTCCACCTTGTAGCCGTAATCCTCGGAGATTTTTATTTTTGATTTGAGAAAATCCTGATACTCCATAGTAAAGCAAGCGGCGCCACTCGGTAAGTGAGCGGTGCCGCGTTTTAGGTTGATGATGTGTTATGTTATTCAATTACCCGAATGCCATATTTGCGGGCATTGCTCTCGACTTTGAGAGAGCGTTGAGTAAGAGGCGTTACATAAGCCTCACTTGCTCCTCTGGCTATTTGGTAGCATCGTCGGCGGAGTTCATAGCGATATTGGATTTTCTTGGGGCTGGTAACGAGCTTCAGTTTGGTTTTTTGTTCCAATCCCCAGACAATCCGCGCACGCTCTTTCTTAATAGTGGCCCGTCTGGACTCGGCCGACTTTCGGATTCTTTCTGACTCCCGTTTGGCTCCAAGACGCTCACGACTGGTAACTCCGGGCTTGAATTGTCCGACCTCACTTTTGGGTATTCTGAAACCTTTGGGTGGGTATGTGCCATTACGCCGGTGCGATTCTTTAGCTGCATCGGAAGTCTCACGCTGGCATCGGGCCATAAACTGACGGCTCTTTGTCAGCCCCAATTTCCGGGCGATCCTCACTACGGAACGAAGAGAGATGCCTAACCTCTCGGCACACTCGCTGTTTTTGGTGTGCTTGAAATGATTGGTTAGCCATCTCTCTTGTTGAGGAGTGAGAACGATTTTTACCGTCTTACCCATATCGCTCACTTGTTGGGAGCATCGAGTTGCTCGCAGATTGCCACCCTATGACCGACTTTTACCAACTCGCGTATATAGGCGTCAAGTTCTGCTTTCGGGAATTTCACGAAAGGTGTGTTTCCCTTGTTTTGTAACTTGAGGCCGAGAGATATTGCAATTACGTTAGCGTCCTGTTCAATGCACTCATACTCATCACCGAGCCTAAAGATGATGATTGCACCTGAGCGCTGTTTCTTCATGGCCTCGTACTGCTCTTTGATTTGCGCTATTGTAGGAGTGGTGTCGGCTGGCTTTTCTGGCAGTTTGTTACCTTCCAGGTCATAGCCGAGGTCGGCGAGTTGTTTTGTGATTTTAGCCACGCTCTTGTCAAACTTGGCCTGCACTTTGTCTTTGGCCTTCCGGTATTCTTCCGGGCACCATAGGGCGCCGAGTTCATCGAGAATTGGTTCTGCCTGTCTCAATTCTGGATTATTGCCAATTGCGACTTTACCCTGCAACCATGCTCTTGCGCAGAGATTGAAGATGTCGGGGTGTTCGGCGATGTATTTGTAGTCTTCATCTCTATAAGAGATTTGACCGAGTTTGAGTTGGCTACGCAGTTTGTAATTGGACTGGAGCACCAAGAGCATGAACAACTTTCGTTCGACATCTGTCAGCGGCACATCGGATAACACGTTGTGTTCCCCCATTGCTTTTGCACAATCAATAACGAATTGCGATGGCAGGCTGGTCCTCTCAGCCTTGTATTTGTCAAGGAGAGTCGAAACATTGACCGGTAGCCCGCTCTCATTCTCACCCGCGCTATTTCGTTTGACATACCAGAACTGTTCTTCAACAGTAGGTTTGTCATAGTTGAACAATGATATTACCCGATAGACTTCACCGGTTTTTATCATGTCCAAAGTTCTTTCATCGGTGCTCTCATACCAGCACTTCGACTTGAAGACCTTGTCGGGTGCGACAACTTCATAGCCGCGCTCGTGTATGAGTTCCGTAATCTGTTTTTTGAACTCGATTGACGCATCATTCTCATAGCTCTCGGTCTTGATTGCTATGACTGTTTTGCCATAATCAAGCGGTTCGCCTTTTTTGACAAGTCTTTCAGATTGACTCTCGACAGCGTGTATCATGTAGGCGATTGTCTTTGCCCGGAATTTGGCGCGATCGGTGCAACGGCCGGTGTCCTCACTCTTCATCTCGTAGAACAGGCAGCCATGATTTGCCGTGTTGAGAGGACATTGTGAGCATTGGGTGCCACATCCACCGGCAAAGTCTTCATCGGCTTGGTTGTCGCTCTGATACCACAGAGATTTATTGAGGTTCATGAATAGATTATCAACAAATATCTGTGCGTTGGATTTTGTAAACCCTTGATAGTTGTTGCTGTACTGCGAGTGATATTTTTTCTGACCCTCTTCATCGAGTTTGCAGATGATCATCGCAGCTGCTATGCTCATCTTATCCTCTTTGACGGCCAACATCAGTTCCGGGATTAGGGAGTTGAGTTTGCAACGATCTTGAACAAAGCGGATGCTTTTGCCGAATTTGAGGGCAACTTCCTCGGCGGTCTTGCCATTCTTAATGAGCTGACTGAAAGCAAAAGCCTCCTCCATAGGGTCAACATCCTGGCGTTGGAGGTTTTCGGTAATCATCGCCTCAAACGCCTCATCATCGCTCATCTCCCGGATCATTGACGGAATGGATTGGAAACGGTCATATTTTTTGCGATGAGCAGCCACACGCTCAATGTTGAGATTGTCCTCTTTGGCTTTGAGGAGGCAAAAGGCGCGGTAACGACGCTCACCACACACAATCTCGTAGTCGGTGGGAGCGCTGAATACTTCGCCGCTGGCCTCATCAATCTGGTCCTCATACGCGGTTGGGCGTATGGTGATGGGCTGAATAAGACCCTGCTTGTCGATGTTATCGGCAAGTTCCTTTATTGCCTCTTCATCGAAGGTCTTTCTTGGATTCATTGGTGATGGTTTCACCAAGTCCAATGGGATTTTCTTAAAGTCCATAATTTTTAACTTATTGGTTTGACTTGTAGTTTGTTATACTGTAAAATTAGCTATTATTGACGATAGACGCAAACAGAATAGCCACCATTTTATCACCTTAACGTTTACTGACATTTTACCATGAATATGTCGCACCGTTGAAAGTCCAGTCAACACGCTGATATGTGAAATAGCCCCGTTTAGCGGTTTCCTCAAACATAACTATATCATCGGTCGGCAGGACCGCCGGTGTCTGGCCGTTCACAGTGGTATAACGAGGTATGCCAAAACGCTCACGAATCATCCGTATAGCGTCATCATTTTTAGTGTTCCAATGGATTACTATCTTTATTTCATTCGATATATCCATGATCGCTCCTTTCATAGCCTAAATTAAACAACCACCATATATCCTTAAATTCCTCAAGAGTGAAATCTTTTGAACGAAAATTGAAAGAGTAGAAGTGGGCCATGCGTTCATACGCGGCGTACTGCCGTAAGTACCGGATATGTTCCGGATCGTTTCTTTCCCGCTCTTCTTTCTCTTCTTTCTCCAAACGATTCAGTATTGTACGTCTGTCATCGCAGAAGTCTTTTAGTGCGCAAGTTATTGTGAGTGGGTCAACGGCTCCATAGAACTTGCCATACTCCCCGGCCTTGAACTTGCGGAAAAAATACATCAGCTCGGTAACTTTGAGATAGCCATATTCTTCTGCGATGATGTCGATGAGTCCCTGCACCTGATGGTCGGTCAACTTGTCTCTACATCCGGAAAATGCAGCCAATTCGGTCAACTGAATGTCGAGCCATGTATCACGGGCACAACTGCCAAAAGCCTTTTCAATGAGGCTTAGACTGGGGGCGTTGCCCCGAAATGCCTTGGCAAGATCGCGAGTATAGGCAACCTGCTTTGACGGATTATACAGCGTGAGAAAATTATCCTCCGAATGGTAAGTCTGAATCACCCTCTGCACCGCCGGGGTGAGTCTGGCTATTGCGTCTTGCGAGGATTCTTCTGGCAAGTTTCTCCTGCTCATCTGCAAGGGCATCTTCGGGAGTAGTTCGCCGATAGATTGTGGTTTGCTCATTGTGTTTGGGTTGCTTTTGTTCCCTCTCTTTCCGAAGTATCCAGTCGTTGACAAGACTTTCCCAATTTGACACCTTACGGCCATTACTCTTTACCCAGCCTTGACTATCGTAGTAGCTGAAAAAAGACATAGCCTCGGTCTCCCAGTCTGGGAGACGTAGGTTTGCGCGTTGCAGAAGGAAATAGTCCTTGACTTCTTCGACCGAGGGCGGAGAAAATTCAGCGAGTTTGGCGGCCTTGATACCTTTTGGCTCCATAATTGACAATTCTCTTTCCGAAAACAAACCATCCGGGACAGGCGCCCTCGCTCGCGTACACCCTCCTCCGTGAGAGATAATATTTTCTGTTTCTGTTTTAGTTTTATTATATGCCGCAGGTTTTACCCTGCTTTTTGCCGCAGGTTTTGCCCCACTTTTTGGCGCAGGTTTTGGCTCAATATTTGAGGCAAAACATGAGGTAAAACCGATTGGGAAAACCCACTCTCCGTCTATCTTTTCCGGGAAACAATACATCGGAATGTCTTTTCTCCGAGACCCACGTTTGAATCCAATTAAACCCTTCATCACGAGCTTGTCTCTACCAGCAGCCAACGTGTTTTCAGTGACCGCCATTAGCGCGACTGCCCGTGGATTGGAGAGGGAAAAAGGATTAATCCAACCAAGCCGATTGCAAATGTCGAGCAACCGGAAATAGATATTTGTTTCGGTTGGCGTGAAACCCTTGACATCAACCTCCTGCCAATATCGGTTAATCAATTCAATATAGTTCATTGATATGTGGGATATAGATTGAGAGCCTTGTCAATGTAAGGCTGTGGATTGGTTTGTAAGTAAATGCAGACTGCTTTAACAAATTCCACTAAACCATGACACACCACATAAGTGCTGCCATTACTCTCCACAAGCGCCTGCCATGCTATTTGTTCATCAGATTGTTTGCCGGCTCTACTGCCTTTGCGCTTCGGAACTTTCATCTCTATACAAAGGCTCGATTTACCACCTTTCGGAAATAACAATATGAGGTCGGCCACTCCTTTGACCTGTCCTTCATAGACCATTTGGGCGCCAGCACGCGCGCCTCGCCAGCCTCCATTTGGAACAGCGAAAAGCAGATTGGCTACTTGAGGGAAAGTCCGGCGGAACCAATTCACACAAAAATGTTGTATCTTGGATTCCGAGTAGGTCTGCTCTTGTTGTAAAACTTCATATTCGGTCATAGTCGTTAAAATTTTCCGTATGCTTGGCACACTCGTTAAGTTGTTTGATAATTTGCTTGCCACGGGCAGCGTTGCCGTCCTTATCATCGAAATTGCCGAAACATTCCCACTGTTCCCCAAATAGACCGATAGTGCGGCGTAGCAACAGGACTCTGCCATTCTTGATGAGCCATTTGAAATTCTTCTTCATAGACGATTGCTGAATAGGTTCATCACATTACTTACGACATCTTCATCTATCTGGGTAGTGGTGCCGGTCACTTCGTTTGCAATATCTTTCTTGGTTTGAATGACCTTATACATATATTCATCGATTGTCTTATCGCCCAAGAAATAATAGCAGTTGACTGCGTTCTTCTGTCCGTTACGATGGGCGCGATCCTCGGCCTGCTCACAGTCGCTGTAAGTCCAGGGGAACTCTATGAAACCGACCCTGCTTGATGCAGTCAGCGTAAGTCCTGTACCGCCGGACTTGTAGTTGAGGATAATTAGTTTGCATTCGGGGTCATTTTGGAACCGATCGACAGCGCTTTGCTTTTGAGTGATATTGTCCGACCCCGTAACAGTCACGGCATCCGGAAACTCGGCTTTGAGAGCCATGACCACCTCTTTGAGATAGGCGAACATGATGAGCTTCTCGCCGCCGTCGATAACATCATGTATGAAATCGGCCACAGCTTTAACCTTGCCGCGTGCGGCAATCTCTTTGAGAATACCCATGCGCACCATAACCTCACCTCTCATCGCCCTGGCTATGCGGTCATCATCGGCGTGTTTATACTGTCGCAGGTATTTGAGGAAATTATCCTCGGCATCATGATACTCCTTGCGATTGGTTATCTCGCAGGTGATGTACTGGCGCATCTTGTCGGGGAGTTGTGTCAATACCTTTGCTTTCTCCCGTCTGAAGAAACAGCAACACCATAAACGGTAATGCAACTCTTTCATGTTGGAAGATTGCTTTGGACCATCACAGTATCTGGCGACAAAGTGCTTGTATCCTCCGAAGTCATCAAGTCGGCCGAGTATCTTTAACTGTTGTATGAGGTCGGTGTTATTGTTGACAACAGGGGTCCCGGTCAGTGCGAAGATCCACTTTTTGCCCCGGCATATACCCTCAACGAATTTGGATTGTTGGGTCTTTGAGGACTTGCATTTATGGCTCTCGTCTATGATGATTGATTTGAAAATACTAACGCGCTCATCAAACACGATAGATGCGAGTGTGAAACGAGATGTGTTTTTAACCTTGACTACAAAGAACTTTTTAAGGCTCTCGTAATTGGTGATAAATACCAGGCAGATAGCCTCACCGTCGGGCCTCTTTAATTCCCAGAACCGTTCCCAACTGGCACGGTTGGAGTCATCAAGAATACACGCCTCCACCCCGGCAAACTTTTTGAACTCACGTTTCCAATTCACCTTGAGAGCTGCCGGACAAATGACAAGAACCGGGAATGATTCTCCATAAGTCATAGCCTCTTTGTGAGCCTTGACAACAGCGCAAATGGCTTGGAGCGTTTTGCCGAGGCCCGGCTGATCTCCGAATATGCAACGCTTGTTGTCGAGAGCGTAGCGAACCCCCTCCAACTGGTAGGAGTATGGAGTGGATGGCGGCAAGATATAATGTTCGCCGACAAATTCCTTCATCGGCGGTATCTCGTACACCACATCGTGGGTTTCGCTACGTCTTGCAACATTAGAACAGTAGTTCTTTTGGACAGCCCATTGAGCAAAAGCCTCAACATACCACCGAGCATCATAGCCCGGCGGGTAAAGACCTTGCTTTGACACCACCCAAACCTTTTCCGAGTTATCCCATCGTCTGGTGGGTATCCTCTTGATAAGGTCAATCAGTATAGGATTGTAGTCAAAGGAGAGCCTAAACGTACCGGGCGTTTCGGTAATGTATATCGGCTTCATTTGTTATGCTACTTGTTCGGCATGGGAATCTTTGGGTGTGTCTGTGATGGAGTCCACATCTGCCGTAATACCGGCATTAGAGAACGGATCGTCTTCATTCTCAAAATCGAACTCGGCCTGCTTGACAGACCATTTCTTCTCGATTATGTATTGCTGTACTTCATAGAAAACCGCATCAATGGCAAAGCGGAAGTCATCCGCACGAACCCATCCGCTGTCATCAGCATCAAGGTCAGTAGGAGGCGTGTTGAGGTTTAGAACCTTTGAGGACATGAGTGTGCGTCGGCCAGTAAGTGTCGCTATGGGGCAGTTGTCATCACCGCCCAAAGAAACGCCGGTAACATCAAGGCGCCGCATGAGGTCAATGTTCTCTTGTGAATCTGGGTTGTCCCAGTCGTAACGGTCAGCCTCTTTCTGCTCTGTCAGTTCCGCGAAATACGGTATTAAGGCGGCAAAGCGTGTCTTTAGGTCAACGTGGACAGTGTTTTTGCCCTTGATGGTGATTTCGTTGCCATCTTCATCGATGTAGGTAGCCTCAATGGTGCTGCTCTTTGTCAGTTTGGCTTTTTTGATTTTTATATCCATATTATTGAGAGGTTAAAAAACATCGGATGGCCACAATGACCACCCGATTATTAGCGTCTTCGGTATTCGTCTATGAAAGATTGATAATGTCTGTCAGCAGGGAGCGGCAATGTGATTCCGAACTCCGTTGCGGCATCGGCTTGTACCTTGTTGAGAAAATTTGTCATCTGCAAGGTGTTGAGGTCTGTTGTACTGCCTGTAACCCGATACCATCGGTTGCCGACGGCAACATCTCGACTGAGATACTTTGCTTTGTAATAGTCATGAAAGTCCTCTTTGGGCGTGCCCGTCGCCTCTTCCATGCACTTGTACCACATCCACATGAGAGAGTTTTGAGATATGGTACGCGGCTCGGTTTTTCGGACAATCTTGACCGTATAGACTCCGTTTCGGAGCAGTGAGCATAAATACTCAAATGATTTATCCATGCTCACCACACCGTCACGTTTGGTGAGGATCGCGTCAGCCATCAGCGGAATGGCAGACCGTCGGGCCCGAGATTACCGCCTTGCGGCGCGCCGGGCATCGGTGCTTGAGGTTGTGGATAACTACCCTGCTGAGGATAGCCACCCATCTGTTGGTAGGCAGGCTGGGGAGGATAGCCGCCGGGGGGATACTGCGGTTGCTGTGGATAGCCGCCGGGGGCCTGCGGATATTGTCCCGTTGAGGGTGCAGGTTGCTGGGCCTGAAACAGTTCGATAGTCGAACCTTTGATGGTGTTGAACACCTTGCCTTGATACTCTCTACCGCTGACATATGCCTCGACATTTACACGCTGACCCGGACTGAAGGCATCGAGTTGAGACATCTTGTCCCCTGTGAACTCTATCAGCACAAAATTCTCGTAGGTTTTGCCGTCCTTTGTCCAAGAGTCGTCAAGAACAAGCTCTCGTTTTAGGAACGATTGGCCGCCTGACCTTGACGGTATCTCAATCACCGGTGAGATGTAGTGAATGAGTGCGGTCGCTTTTAGTTTAATCATTATCTTTAAGTTTGATTGTTAGTGAACCTTGTGAAACACTTTTGGAAACATACTTTTCATACATTTCCGGATGATCTTCTTTGAACTGTTTGGTATTGAACCTGCTTGTGACAGAACTGGCACTAAGAGTAGCTGTAAACTGACCAAAGTCATACTTTTTTACTTTGTGCTGGTCCATTGCAGCTCTGAGTGCTGTTTTTGCTTCGGCTAATTTGGCCTCTGCCTCTTTTACTGTTTTGAGAAGTCCTGCCATGTAGTCAACGACATCAACAGGAATAATAACTTGTTCCTCTTGGGGCGTTGGCAGATTGGAATTGATACCGAACACTGATTGGTCATGGTGGAAATATACCGGGCCATTGTCTGTGAAAATGTATTCGGTAGTCAGCAGCTCCTTGACAAGCTCTGTCGGTTTGCGCTTGATAACCCAAAACGCGGCTTGCTCTTTTCGAAGCCAATTGCAGGCAAGGCCTTCAACCTTGATACCAGGGTTCTCGGCCTCAAACAACTCGGCATATATGGAAAGCTGCCATGACAGATATTCCTGCAATGCCTCTGCGCCGGAGTTGAAAAATGCAGGATTGTAGTAACCGCACAGAGGATAAAGACCGATATTGTTGCTCTTGGTATCTACCAGCCATATCCCGCCAGTGTCTTTGCGACGCCATACATTGTCAATCTGTGAGGCATACTTGTTATTGTCTGAAACCGTCAACTCATTTGCCACGGCCTCAAATCCGTTTAAGTGGCGAATGTAGTTGTTAAGTTCAAGGCTGACATCCCACTCTTCATCCTTATACTGTATGTTGTCGCGTTCACGGCAACCGTATCGGGTATGAACGATTTGAATAGTCTGCATGATGCCTATTTGGTCGTAGGTTTGAATGGCGTGATGAATGGCGGTGCCACGGCTGCCAGCACGAGGAATGATGAAGTCTTTCACATAATCATCAGCCTCTGGATATACACCCAATCCGAGGATTGAGTGTATAAGGCCCGTGATGCCGACCAACCTCTTGCCGTCGAGTTGGTAGCTGTGGCTATCCTCATCGAATATTACAGGAGACTTTTTGAACTGCATCATTTGGGAGCGTTTTTGATTTGCTGAATTTTGATACAGGCCTTGTTATAGAACTCGGTGCCATTCATACAGAGAGCAGGAACGGATGTAGCCCATTTATTCCATAATGTCTGGAATGCCTGTTCCGTATCAGTAGCCTCAAGTTCTGAAAGTGCCTGCTGGAGTTGTGCGCCGGTGAAAGCGACAGCCGATGTGCCGGCATTCTGCTGGGTAGTTTGGCTGTTATCAGTCCGTGTGTACTGCTCGTATTTGCTTTCATTGTGGCCCGTGGCATTTTCTCCATACCAGATGTCTGCCCCTATACCGAGCGGTTTCATTGCGATAGAGAGAGCATCAGTAAGAGCCATCTTGTACGCCTCGTCATTGACATAAGGGCCTTTGCTCTCAACTGAGACCACAGCAGAGCCGCCGACGCCGGGAATAGCATCGCTCCATTCCTTTGTTTCGGGGTCTCGGACAAAGAGCGAAATGTTACAGAATACCTTGACTTCTTGACCGTAAGGCTCGACCCATTGGCGATCAATGGTGTATTTCCATCCGAAACCGACAGGGCCGAAAATTTCGGTCAGTCGTTTCATTCGCCACATCGGGTTAATGTCGATCATCCCTTTGAGGCGTCCGGCCTTAATCGGTTTGAGGGCTTTGGGCGGCACTGTTCGCCCTTGATTGTAGAAGCGGAGATTCTTTTCGAGAGCATCTTTTTGCTCTTTAACCTGCTCCTCTTGGTTTGTTTTTTCCTTAGCCATAATTGGTGGGGTTATTGGTTTGACTTGTTATACCATTTATTCTGATATACAGTAAAGTTAGTCATAATTAGCGAGTTACGCAAACAGATTGAACGCCATTTTTACGCCTTAACTTTTACTGACATTTGAATTTCTTTCAGCTCTCGTTGAGCCTCTAAATGTAGCATTTGGGAGTCTATATGTAGGTTATTGATAGTCAAATCTACCTGTGCGGAATACTTGGAACAAAGATTAAGGAATATCAGTGTCCTCAATGCCGCACAATAGATCCACATCTGATTGAGAATTGATTTCTGTATTTGGTTCACTCTTTAGATATTTGAAGATTATGTTTGACAATGCGATTACTTTCCGACACATATCCTCATTGAACATTCCTATATGTGTCTGTTCCGTTGGCAGATTAAATGCGGCTGATAATACCTCATAAGCTGCGGTTCTCGGTAGGTGTCCTTCTTTCCAAAGAGGGTCAAAAGCCTCATGCGCCCGATGTTTCAGTTCTCGGAGTTCTTTGTTCGCAACCCTGCCGAGTGCTTTGTCCGAGTTCTTATGACAGCCGACCCATGCGCCGCACGGTTCGCAGATGTAACACTTGGTGCCGTAGGAGCGCCCGTAGATTTGCGAATCATCAACGAGTTTAGTTGGATTTCCACAATACGGGCAGCTCCAGCCGAGTAAAACAAGCGGATCATCGTTCAGATTCATTCTTTATGTGTTTTGCCATCTCGTTGAAAGCGTCGGCGAATTTTTCTATATCCTCTATGTGAATAAAGATACGCTGACGCTTTTTTATGCCGGGGCTACGGTCAACAGGCACCTCGGAGATGGAAAGGTACGGCTGACCCTTGTTGTCGTTGTGAGCGTCAAAGTAGTAGATACGAGTTCCGGCGCTGACGCTCTTTGTCTTTGTCGGTTTTCTCATTTTGATGATGTAGTTGATGATGTTGTCGGGAGAGTTGGACTTGAACCAACTTGTCAACTATTCGATATGCGTCCCGTCGCCCTGTGCGATGCCCATATCCGTATTTATTGACGCCAGCCTCTGCTGGTAGCACTTGCCGTGTGCAATTCTCCCGTAAGAAAACCGGACTATCTTCACAGACTGCCCGGCGTTAATGATTTTTATTCTAATAGGGGTGGTGGCACAGACAGGAGTCGAACCTGCAAATGCGTGGGTTTCCTCTATCTAATCAAGCTAAGAAGTCCGCGGCCTCCTTTCGCCTGACTGATAGCAAGGGGATGGTTTGCTTTTACAATCGACCATATTTCTGCTCATTGGCCTTAGCTTCGCCCTTTTCATCAAGCGTAACCACGTCTATAAAGTGAACTCAGCGTGAACCGATTTCGCCTCTGTGCCAGATTAGCCGAAATAACCCGTCCGGCTATCGGGGTTTGATTAAAGATGATGCCGCGACCCTCACGGGCACTCAAAGGCAATCCAAATATGATATCATTAGCGTACCCTCACGGGCATTGTACCTATGTGGTTATTTTCTTTTTCTCATATTCCGACAGTGCCGCAATACCTGGGCGGCATTGCAAAACCATTTGCCATTTTGAACATTGTTCGGCTTATGAGCCTCTATTGCGCCGGCTGCAATCAAGTCTTCCAATTTCTTCACACCTCCGACTATTTTAGCCGAGAGGTCTTTCCCGAAACTCTCTTCTGACATAACAGCATAGATGTTTGCGAGTTGAATAGCTTCGGGATTGAGAGTGTTAATATGAAACTTACTCATAAGCTATGCAATTCTTGTAACTTCGACACACTTATTGTCAAAGTTTATTTTAGTTCTCCAGCGTTTCCCTTCCATCCGCTCATTAACGAGCGATGTACTTGGTGTTGCTCTGATCGAATTGTAATTATACTGTGCCGTGGGAAACTGCACGACATCGCCGATTTCCATGCGGCGAAACTCCTCTGCAATTCCGAGGGTTGCTATTCTAATGGTCTTTTCCATAACGGTAAAATTTGATTAGGAACGGTGGGCGGACTTGAACCGCCGACCTACGGATTATCGTACCTCGTTGCTCTACCGACTGAGCTACACCGTTCTGATATATTAGCCGGTTGTTTCGCGTTAAAATCATATTTGCTTACTCCAACCGGGGATAATCGTTAATTACTCGGTCCATTTGCCACGGGCGGACACGCCTCAACCCGCTCCCGGCCATTTTCGGCATAAGCACCGGGAGATATTTCTTATCGCATACACGGCCTACCGTGTCGCTCATCACTGCATCGGCATCATCCGTCTGGCTTGACCGCGTTATGCAGTGGAATATTCCAATACGTCAAGGAACTCTTCTTTGGTAGTGGGAGCGGCAGGACTCGAACCTGCAACCACCGGCTTTCGCTAACCGGCCTCTATCCTATTGAGATGATCTACGCTCCCGTGAAGCCCCATTCGGGGTCGGGGCTCTCTTGCCCCTCGGCATTGCTCACTCTTGAGCGCCGTGATTGGTTTGACTTTGGGAGGTTATTCTTTGGGGAAGATTGAGTCAACAAGAGTTCCGATGGCCCGGATCTGTTCCTTGATGCGGTCGTTCTTATTGGCGGATTTCAGATAAAGCTCACGGTAAAAATCGCGGTCTTTCTTCACTGCCTCACCTGATGAGGTTATTTCGGCGATGATGTTGTTATGCTTTTCGGCCATGCTGTTAGTCTGTTCAATCAGACGATAGGCTACTTTGCGTAGGGTCTCGGCATCTACAGTTGCAGTGTTGACAAGTTCAAGGAGATTGTCATCATTTATCTCAATCGGAGAAATGAGTATATCCAAGCCTTCTTTGTCGATGAACTCGCCTACATCATTGGCTAATCTGCCGTCAATCACGATGGTCCGCAGTTGTGGGAATAAAGATACGTTGCCCGTGAGCAGGACCGCATATGCGGCAAGTTCATTGTAAGAGCCATCGTTTTTGGCCTCATAGCGGTAAGGGGTGGTTTGTTCCATTTTGGTTTGGTTTTGGTGGTTTGACTTGGGAGGATTAATCGAAAAAACGTTCAATGTATCCGCCGAGGATTACAGCCACGGCAGCTTGGCCGAGCGAGATGTCACGGTGGTCATTGAGATTACCTTTTGAGTGCTGCTGGTAATGATGAAAGCGAATGGCACTTTCTACAGCAGAGGGGTTACGGCCCATGACCACACTCTGAATGCTTTTGAGATAGCAGGCGATATAGGTATTTACCCCAAATTGAAGATTAGCATCTTTGTACTCCTCGGTAGTGGTGTTGAATTTTCTAATGCTGTGCATGGCGTTGTCTGCCATACGCTCACGTTCTGCTATTTCCTGCTTGATTGCGTTGAGGATAGCATCAATTGTTGTTTCGGTTACTGACATATTGATTTGTTATTGATTAGTCTGAGATTTCATCAAGCGTCTCTGTTGTTACATACCACTCAAAGCGGCAATTATTCAGTTGCTCATCAGAGAGGGAGCAACAGTGCTTTGTTGCATAGAAAAAGAGAGCTTGTATATGCTTGCCGTTCTCATCCTCAATGGTACCAAAAGAGCGGTCGCGTTTCTTAAAGCCGAGTTTCTTAATCTCGCTCCATGGGGCGAGGAGAGCAGGTCTGTGTCCGCCCCAAATGGGAGCGCTGATTTCTTTGCCGTTGATGTTGGTTGCCATGTTGACTATTTTTATTGATTACGTTGCGGTTATCTCAACCAAAATCGCTATCTTTGCGATGTTTGATTTAAGATGATGCAAAGGTAATACGAATTGGTATAATTTGCAATACGAGTTCGTTTTATTTTGGCGTGATTTAAGTTTTATTAACTATTTAGGCCGTATGATAGCACGAATTCAGCAACTCAAAGACCATTTTGGCCTCTCAACAAGAGCCTTTGCCCTAAAATGTGGCATGAATCAACCGACCCTTGACCGAATGCTCAAGGGGATAAATGCTCTTAACCTTAATTGCGTATCTTCTATTTTGCAATCGTTCCCAGATGTATCAGCAGAATGGTTGATGAGAGGCGTTGGCCCGATGTTACATTCTCTTGCCACCAATCCTGAAGGGGAGCGATTAAACACACTGGGAGATACTATTGCC